GCGCGGTCCAGTGCGCGCAGCTCGAGCGCCGTGCGCTGGTCGGTGATGTTGCGCCGACCCAGCAGGATCCGGCGCCGGTCGTCCACCAGGCGCCGGATCTCGGTGAAGTTGCGTTCGGTCGGCGTGGTCCTGCCGCCCAACCAGTTGCGCACGGTCTGTTCGGTGACCTCGAGCGCCAGGGTCAGCGCCTTGACGCCGTACTCCGGACCGACCAGCGCCAGCACCTTCAGCGCGCTCTTGACGTCGGCGCCGATGCTCACTCTCGACTTCATGTTCTCCACCCATCCTTCGGTCAGTGCTCGGACTGAATGTCCGCGGCGAGCGCCCGGTTCATCCGGGCGCCACCGTCGATCAGTCAGTCGCCGAGGTGATGTCAGCCGTTGCGCATACCTCGCGCCTGTTCTTCTTCGTCGTAGTAGTAGTGTTGGGGGCCGAAACAGTTACTCAGCGACAGCCCGTGTACGCACTCGGGGTACAGCAGTTCCAGCAGCACGCCTGCCATCTGTGGAATGGGCTCTACCTCCAACTCGCGTACCAACCGAAGTGGCATCCCAGATTCGGGGCCCCTCGGCGTAGGTGTGCAAGAGCCGGCGCTCCTCTTCGGTTAGGTCTACCGGCTCCACGTCGTTTCGCGTCGGCCCGGTCATGACGTCGGCCTGTGCACGTGGGCTGTCACGATCGGAGTGTGATCCGTTTCTATGGCGGACAGCATTATCCACTTTCCGTTGTCCAGCTTGAATCCGTCCACCTCCCAATCGTATTCAAGCTCCCGATCGTCTCCGCTGAATCGAGTTTTGGTCCGATGCTGCCGGACTTCCACGATCGTCCGTCCGACAACCTCTCGCGCTCTCATTCGCTCACCACTCCTTCGATTGTGGGCGCCGGCTTGGTTCCCTCGAACAGTCGCTGTCCCGCGTGTGAGTCGAGAAGCGCGCGCTCACGAATGCCACCGCCTGCGCCTCGGTGGAAAACCGGGCGAGGTAACTGCGTCGCTGGTCACAGATATGGATCTCAAGCGCAATCATTGTCTCCACCCTTCGTTGATATTGCTACGTGCTCCGAGCCGGATTCGAACCGGTCATGATCTCCACGCGGAGCGCTTACCGTCAGTTCTCGATGATCTTCCGGCTGATCTCGACCAGCCGGTACTGATCCGGCGCCAGCCCGCCGTAGATCTGCTGGGCCGTCCAGTGCACCTCGGTCGCCGTTTCGTACTCGGCCTGCGAATAATCGTTCCAGACGCCGTCCCGGTCCTTGATCTGCAACCGGTACGTGGTCTCCAGCGTCCAGATGCTCGCGATCGCCATCTCTGTCTCCACCCTTCGTTGATCTCGGTATTCCTATGTGCTCCGCGCCGGACTCGAACCGGTCATGATCTCCACACGGAGCGCTTACTGATCAGTAGATCACTCGGGAAGCCGGCCGATCAGCTCACAGAGCTTGTCGCCCTTCGGCACCGGGCCGAAGCCGTCGTAGAACAGGTCCCCGGCGCTCTCGCCGTCGAACTCGATGTACCAGTAGTCGCCCCAGATGCCGTTGATCCAGTTCGGCATGGCCATAATGCGGCCGGGGTATTCCCGGCTGAGCTCGGCGATCAGGCCACGGCACTCGGTCTTGATGGTCTCGATCGCGGCGTCGCGCTCGGCGAGATCCTTGTACATACCGTCGTTCATGTCTCCACCCTTCGTTGATCTCGATATTGCTACGTGCTCCGCGCCGGACTCGAACCGGTCATGATCTCCACGCGGAGCGCTTGCTGATCAGTAGATCACGCCATCCGGGGCCGGAGGCAGGTCGCCCAGAAGGATCCAATCACGAATTGCGTCGGCCATCTCGATCTGGCTCGTGATGCTCTGGCCCGGGTTGTTCATGATGGCCAGTTTCAGCGATTCGATCCGAATCTGCTCGTCTACCGTCAACTGCGTGCGCTCGTTCATGTCTCCACCCTTCGTTGATCGCTGTCTGCGATCCCGTGAGCGCCGATGCCTCGCACGTCGGTGGGTGCTGCTCGCTCGATCGTTCTCCCCTGGCGGCTTGCTCCGCGTTGGGCCCTGTTCTCGGTGGCCCTGGGTCGTCACTTTTCAGTTTTCAGGTTCTTCGTTTTTCGCTTACATGAAAATCATAGCACAGCCCAGTGACGCGTCAATAGGCTGTGCCATGGGTGAAGCTGTGATATGAGTCACACGTCGGCGCTGGCAGCCTCCGTACCGAGAGTGGAGACCCATTTCGTGCCGCACGAACAGACATGCATGCGCTCACCACGGTTGCTCCGGCGATTGTGATATCCGGCGCCGACCACCAGCTTGCAGCGATGACCGTCCGGACGGTCCGGACAGCGGTCAAAGGTTAACCAGGTGGTTCCGATCGGCGGATGGGTCGCGTTGCACCGCGGTTGCATCATCGGTATCGGTGAAACGGCGAGTGCCGCCAGCAGGCCGGCGCGAATGCTCTTGCGGAGCCGCGCCGAATCGCGCCGGCACATGTTCTGTATTCCGTGATCGACGTAGCCAGCCAGGAATGCATCTATCATGGCATCGGTGATGATCTCCGTCACGACCGGCCGCCGATCGGGCAGGCGCCACGCACGGCGCACGACCTACAGAAACTCGACGGCCGGGGCACGTGGATGTTCGCGCGCTCCGCACGATCCATCGTCGTGAACCGGTAGACAATCTCTCCCCAGGGGTGGCGCTCCAGCAGGTTGACCGGTTCGGTGAACTCACCCTTGCGACCGAGCCAGTACCGACCGGTGATGACGGTCGAGCCGGTTTGTACGTCCGGCGCCGGCCACTGTCGCATCAGCGCATGTGCGTACACGCCAAGCTGGAACGTGTCGGTCGGCACACTGCTGCCGAACTTCATGTCCACAATCTCGATCGAGCCGTCCCCACGCGTCCACACCTGATCGATCCGACCGTCGATCACCTGCGTCGGGTGCTGTCCGTATTGGAACTGGAACGGCCATTCCAGCGCGAACAGATCGGTGTTGGGAACGTGCAGCACCCGGCGGCCGGGGTCGAGGCGATCCATCTCGGCGCGCATCGTCACGTAGGCGTCGAGCATGCGCTCACCCTCCACCAGCCACCACGTGTACCCCTCGGCGCCACCGCGCGCCGCGCGCCAGCGATCCAGCGGGCCGGCGTCCGGGTGATCCGCGAAGGTCGCGGTGATGGCCGCGCCCAGGTGATGCTTCCACTGCTCAACGATCGGCCGGGGCGCCGGCTGTGCAACCGCCTGTGCGCGCTCCAGCTCCTCGATCGCGGCGTGCAGCGCGTTACCGCCGACGTTCCACCAGGCCGGCGTCTGGACGATGCCTCGGGTACGCCTGGCCAGCCGGTAGCGCAGCCCACAGTCGGAATATTCCTCGAGCTGGGACACCGAGCGATGATCGGGCGAGGGAAGCTCGGGGGGTGCCGCCATCAGCTCATCGACGCTCAGGCGCCGGCCGGCGTAGCCGTTCAGCCGCTCGACCGGCGTCGGATCGGTGAAGGGGTCGGCAGTCTGCTGGATATCCAGTGGCGGCATGGCGTTGGTGTCCCCTCGGATGTAGGCGCTGATCCTCCCGTGCACCTTGGTACGGCGGTCGAGCTCGATGACTGTCAGTGGTTCGGCGAACGTCGGCACTTCGTGTACGGTGATGGCCGGCTCCGGATTCAGGCCCATGATGTCGATCACATCGCTCGGCAGTTCCGCACTGAAAATGCCGTCAGCATTCCGGCTCACGTTCGCGTGAGTCTTCCACGGCTCAGTTCTGAGTAGCGCCTCGAAATCCTCCATCGATACGCCGATCGGCGACTGACCGGGATAGGTGACCAGCGCCACCTGTTCGCCGATCGTCCTGTTGCCGCCGACCCGTTCGGTGAGTGTGATCTTCTCCAACCTGGGATCGGACTCACCCCCAACCGCTCGATCGACAAGCGCGCCGGGTTGCAACGTGTTCGGTAGATCAGACTTCGGCTCAAATATCATGGACTCGATCTTGTTCACGGCATCGGTCATCAGTTTGTTGATACCCTCGCCGAACAGGATTTCGCCCACCGCTTCGTCGCGCGGAACCTCGCGATCAACGCCGTAGGGCATTTTGACGGTGACGGTCTCCGGCAGTGCCGTGGTGAGCTCGGCGGTGCGCGCATCGCGTTCCAGTGACTGGCCGACGCCGGCCACGAACGCGGCAGCCTGGCGGTACGACGTACTCATGCCCTTTGAGCCGCGCCGCGTGGAACGTTCGTGCGCGTCGGCAGTCTCGTGGAACACTTTTGCCAGTTCCAGGAACGCGACACCGAGCATCTTCGCCACGATCGGCGTGGTCGACTCACCGGACTCCGGCGGCGTGAACGCCTGCCAGGCGGTAATGATCAGGCGCTGGTTGCGTACCTCGTTCTCGGAGTGGCGCGCGGCGATTTCATCGGTACTTTCGGTTCCCATCCTTCGCCCTTTCGGTTGATCGGCTTCAACTACAATCGCGGCTTCACATAATGCCGAACACTCGATTTCTGGTTCATCAGAGTACCTGCCTCGGGTTGGGTTCAGCGCGATGAGTGGTAGCGGCTGACCGTTTTCTCGCAAAATTGTGTGACCTAGACTCTGTTCAAGTTTTGCCATTCGAGCAAACACGTCCGGAAAGTCTCGCCGGATTTTATTCCAGTAACCCATGCCGCCCTTGACGCAACCAATACAGTTATTGTTCTGATATCCGAGTAGATACATTGCCGGCAGTTTGATACCGGCGCGGTCGACAAATCCGAGACAGTCGGCTTTCGTGAGACCTCGCTCGATTAGGGGCGTTTCGAGGGTGACCTCTGGATTCTGCTCTCGGAATCGCTCGGCACGCTTGACCTCACGCGGGTCGGCGGTGAAACCGAAGACCTGAACATCGTCCGCCTCTTGAAATGCGAACCGTACCTTTTTCTTAAGTTCCGTCGTGCACAGTGCGCCGGTAGGTCCTATCAAAAAGCGTCTTTCTTCCCAAACTTGCCATGTATCGCAATATCGCTCTGATCGTTTGATCGTGATTTCATGATCGAACCATTTCTGACAGTCAGCGAGAAAGCGCACATTGTCCGGGTGTTCGCTGCCGGTATCGATATAAACAATTTCAGTGTTTTGATGATCAGTTTCGGCGAGTGTCAGTTTGGCGGCAACCGCGCTTGCCGCTCCGGCGGAAAACCATACGACCGTACGGCTCATTCGTTTTACACCACGGTCAGGGTGGCATAGAGCGTGGCGTCGACCGCCAGACGCTCGCAGGCGCGACGGTACGCGGCGTCCAGCCCGCGGCGCAGGTCGGACTCCACGCGATCCAGGCGGGCGCTTACGTGGCGCCGGTACGCGGCGAGGATGCGGGCTACGAGTTCGGCCCGCGAGGCGGGAAGGCGCGAGATGCCCACCCGGCGCAGCTCGCGTTTCGGTGACCAGTCCTCCGTTGCTCCGATCGGCTCAGCGATGACGCCACGATCAGGCCGGCGTCGGCGGCCGGCGTCGAGTGCCAGCGCGATCAGTCCAGCCAGGAACAGGGTAACGACGGTCGTGACCTTCATGTTCACCACTCCAGAAACGTCAGGGTGAAATGCTTGCTCAGTTCGGCGACGGCTTCATTGAATGTCGGTATGCAGGCGGGTACGTAGTTGTCCGGCTTAACCTCGATCCATTCCGGCCGCACTCCACCGAATCGGGCGTATACGAGAATCCGGCCGGGTTCTCCCTCGGTGCGCGCCTCGATTGAAACTGGCCTGCCGTCGCGGCCGCACACCGTCATGCCGGGTTCGATGTCGCGCCAGCGCATCGGTACGACGATCATGACGTTCGCTCCCGTTCTGCGCTCGCCTGGTCATCGAAGATCTGGGCCTTGTACCGATCTGTCGCTTCAGCGAAGTAATCTTGGCTTGGATAGATGCCTCGCATCATGTCCGCCAGCATCATTGCTTGAACTGTATAGAGCCGTTCGAGGGCGACCATCATCGCCGTCCGAGGAGGGGGGCTGCTGTTGGTCTTGTACCACTCCAGCGCCGCGGCGACTGCGGCCGGATGGTCAACGACGGTGGCCGGCCCGCCGTGGTACGCGCGGTTGATCCGACGCCGGATCGCAAGCGGCAGCAGGAACCAGCACGGCGCACAGGACAGGAGATGGTTCGGGATGGCGGACTGACCGCATCCGGGACAGTCGTGCACGTAGCCGGTGGCGAGGTGGCGATCGGCGCTCATCGCGCGGCCAGCCCGGCAACGACGAGCGCGACCGTGAAGGCGATCACGTACAGAGCGGTCAACACCCACGGCACCGGGTCCGTTGCGAACCGGTGGTGACGGCGGTGGACGCCGCGCCAGCGGTGCGACCGCGGCGGGTCAATGGTCACGCCGGCGTCGACCAGACCGTTGGCCGCCCTGATGAGCAGCCGCGGATTGGCGACCAGCGTTCGGATCAGCAGATCTTTCGACTCCTCCGTCATGGCGCCGAGCGTACTTGACCACCTAGTGACGCGTCAAGTAGTCTTGGTGGGACGGGAGTGGGATATCTGGCGTAACAGACATAGGGGACAGATGATGGCAACGACCACGCCGGCCAAGTACACCGCGCAGTTGATCGTCATGGAGGAACCGTGGGTGGATGAGGCGGTCCGGGCGCTGGCCGCCGAGTACAGCAAGAGCCTGTCGGAGGTGTTGCGCGACCTGATCCGCGCCGGTCTGACGCACGTGCAGACCGGCTACGAGCGTGAACGACTGGCCAGCGCCGGTATCGCCGAGGCGGTACGCGCCGGCCTGACGCGACCGGTCGCCGAGGGCGCATGATGGTCAGACCCCCGCACCGCCGGAGCGGACGAGGGTCTGACTGCGTGGGCTGCGCTGTGCCGAAGGATGGGTGTCCTTATGGTCGATGATAACGTATCAGCCGCTCTTGACTATGCCCTGAGTTATGCCGCCCGTGGTTGGGCCGTCGTTCCGTTGCACGACGTGGCGGACGGACGCTGTTCGTGCGGCAATCCGACCAACGATCCGGACCACGATCGCAAACAGGGCGGGAAACACCCCCGGTTCGCGATGTGGCAGGCCAATCCGTTACGTGATCCGACCGCCATCCGGGGTGTCTGGTCAACCTATCCGCATGCCAATGTCGGTATCGCGACCGGCGCGCCTTCCCGCTTCTGGGTGCTGGACGTGGATCCGGACAACGGCGGTATCGAATCGCTGATCGAGCTGATCGGCATGCACGGCGGTATGGGTCCGTTTGAAACGTACTCGGTGGTGACCGGAAGCGGTGGTGATCATTACTACTTCGCTATGCCGGATGACTTCGAACCGACCAACCGCCGGGGCGCACTGCCGCGCGGGCTCGACGTGCGGGGGACCGGCGGTCAGGTGGTCGCACCGCCGAGCAGAAGCGGCAAGGGTCCGTACCGGGTGGCTGACGCGTCCGACATCATGCCGGCGCCGGGCTGGTTGCTCGAGCTGATCCGGCCGCCGGTCTGGGACGCGCCGGCCGGCGTTCAAGCGGCTGGTCTGTTGCCGGCCGGCGCGGTTGGCCAACGTGGGCCAGCGTACGCCGCTGCGGCGGCTCGCAGTCTGGGCGCGGAGCTGCACGCGGCGCAGGAGGGTACGCGCAACGAAACGGCGTTCCGGGTGGCCTGCCGGCTGATCGAACTGAGCAACGCGCCGTGGGCCGACATGAGTGCTGGACAGGCGTACATGTTCTACGTGGCCGGCGCGCAGGGCGCTGACGGAAACGGTGTTCACGGATTCAGCCAGGCGGAAGCAGATGCCGTGTGGGCGCACGCGGCGCGTCAGGTGGGGGATGGCGCGGCGGTGCTGCCGGCCAGTGAACTCGCCGGAGAAGCGCTCCCTTTTGTTGGGGACTCTACCGTTGCGCCTACCTCGCTCCGGTTGGCTGCTGGTCGCGCTGGTGCCGATCCGTTCGTTGATCCAGGACCGGCGCCGCTACCCGTACGGTCGCCTGGGGCAATAGGTGCATCAAGCGTGACGTCGCAGGTCAGGGGCGTGACGTCCGGTGTGACGACGTCCGTGACGGACCCGGTGATGGCCCTGCTGGATCAGATGATGACCGCCGAGCAGTTGCGTGCGCTTCCCCGGCCGGCGCCGCTCGTGGCCGGCCTGCTGAACACGGATTCAACGGCGTGGCTGATCGGAAAAAGCGGGTCATACAAGTCGTTCGTCGCGCTGGATCTCGCGGCACGGGTCGGGCGGGGTGAGCCGTGGCAGGGCCGGGCCGTCCGGCAGGGTCTGGTGGTCTACCTGGTCGCCGAGGGCGCCGCCGGCATGCAGCTGCGCACCGACGCGTTCGAGCGCGCGTACGGCCCACTGAAGGACGTGCTGTTCCTGCCGCGGCCGGTTCAGGCGCGCGGGCCGGAGTGGACGGTACTGGTCGAGGCGTGCCGCCGGCTGGCGCCGGCCCTGATCGTGCTGGATACGCAGGCCAGGATCTCGCTCGGACTCGACGAGAATAGTAATACAGACATGGGGATGTATGTCGAAGCAATTGATATGTTAAGGCGCGCAACGGGCGCTTGTGTACTTTCAGTACATCATATCGGGCGGTCCGGCAGCGATGCCCGCGGTGCGTCGGCGCTCGACGCCGCACAGGATACCGAGTTGCGCTGTCACCGGATCGCACGGCTGGCCTTTGAGCTGCACGTTGACAAGCAAAAGGACCAGGACCAGGCCGGCGTGATGCGCCTGGCGCTGCGACCGGTACCGGGCGAGGTTGACCCGCTGACCGGCGCGGATCGAAGCAGCCTGGTACTCGATGTCGGTACCGGTTTGGTGCCGGGCGAGCTCGATGGCGTCTCGAGGCGTGAGGCGCGCGCGCGGGCGCTGTACGCGCTCATGCGCGACGTCTTCGGGGTGGGTGACGGCGGCACCAGGGCCGACATCGGCACGCTGTTCAGGAGCCTTCCCCTGCTGGCCGACCTGAATCCGGACGCGAAGCGCAAGGCGTGGTCGCTGGCGTGGGGACACCTAGTGAACCTTGGGTTGGTGGCCAGGATGAACAGCCAGGAGCGTTTCAAGATCATAGTGGTACCGGATCAGAGTGCGGCCGGCGCGCTCACCCCCAACTGCTCGATCGATCCGCCGGACGGTTGGCGGCTCTGGAGACCGGATACCGAGGTTCAGTTATAACGATTTGGGGTGTGACGTGTGTTCGTCAAGATTGTGACGTCGCCAAGATCACGTCACGCTTGATGCACCAAGAAAGCGGGATTCAGACCTAAATAATCGCATACTGTAATTGCACAATTCCTTACTGAAATACGGCCGTCGAATTGTCCGGACATAGTGGGTGTGACGTGATCTTGTGACGTCACACGTGACGTAGGCGTGATTTGATCTATAGTGACCGTCACAATCTTGACGAAACCGCAGGCCAGGGGCGTGACGTCCAGTGTGACATAGGTGTGACGTTCCCTCTCTGACCACTGTGACGTCCGGGCGGTCTTGACCGCCGGACGTCAGTGAGAGAGAGATGATAGGAAGGAGTCCGCTGTCGTGGTCATTCCGACTGGCGTTTGGCTGATCGCCGGTACCGCCCTGGGCCAGCCCTACCCCTGCCGCTGCGCCGAGCGGGGAGGGCGCTCCTGCGGCAGCCACTGGTGCCCGTGCTGGGGCAGGCGCGATCTCGCCGCGGCCGGCCGGGTCCTACCGTGGTCTTGCTGTGGTTGGCGCTCGCTTGACGCACTACTGACGCGTCACTAGACTGATGAGCGTGGCTGACGACGTGTTGCACGAACGGCTGATTGCCGAGGTATCTCAGGACCGGCCGGTGCCGCTGACCACCAATGAGGCATTAGATCTTGGTTTCCGTGCCCGTGCCGCGATCATGGAGCTTCTCGGTTGGACCGAGAAGGTGCGCGACGGAGTCAGCGGTCCGAGTGCCGTGGGGTCGGAAATTGCCTTGGAGATCGAACGCATTCTTGCTCGCGTGTTGGCAAGGAAGGTGAACGGCGAACAGCTATTCTGCCCAAGGTGCGGCGGGGAAGTTTGGCAACCGGTGAGCGTGACACATGGTTTTGACAGGTGGGACTGTCGAACTGTGGGCTGTCTCTATCGTCACGATGATATGAATCCGGAGGCGGCTCCGTGACGTGGTGGTATTTGACGATCGTGACTATTGGAACGCTGGTTGGTCTGGCTGAGCTGACTTGCTGGGCAGTTCGGCGGTGGCGTTCATGACGATCCTGGCGCTGCGGGACTACCAGCGCGACGCCGTCGAGGCGGTCGAGGCTGCCTGGCGTGGCGGTATGCGCCGGCCGGCCGTCGTCCTGCCGACCGGCGCCGGGAAGACCGTGGTGTTCGCGCATCTGGTGGCGCGCTGGCTGGCCGCCAATCCCGGTCGTCGCGCCGTGGTGCTCGCGCACCGGACCGAACTCGTGGAACAGGCCACGGCGAAGCTGCGTACCGTCGCGCCGGACCTGAAGGTCGGCATCGTCAAGGCGGAACGCAATCACACGCTGGCGCCCATCGTGGTGGCCAGCGTGGCGACCCTGGCGTCTGAGCGGCGCCGACGCCAGTTGCTGAACGTCGGGCTGGTCGTGGTGGACGAATGCCATCACGCGACCGCCCGGACCTATATCGAGGTGCTGACCCACTTCGGGTGTCTCGGCGGGCAGGAGGGCGCGGTGGCAGTCGGCTTTACCGCCACCATGAGCCGGGGTGACGGGACGGCACTCGGTTCGGTCTGGCAGGACGTTGTGTATACGCGCTCGATCGCCGAGATGATTTCGGGGGGTTACCTTGTCCGGCCGTACGGCAAGCGCGTCAAGGTGGACGATTTACATCTGGACAAGGTGCGACGTTCCCGAGGTGACTATTCCGAGGGCGCTCTTGGCGAAGCGCTCGAACAATCGATGGCGCCGGAAGCTGCGGCGAAAGCTTATGCCGAGCACGCCGGTCTGGGCAACGCGTTATTGCGCCCCGGGCTGCTCTTTGCGCCCACGGTTTCAAGCGCCACAGCTTTTTGCGATGCTTTCCGTGACGCTGGTTTTTCCACCGGACTGGTGCATGGTGAGCAGCCGACAGCGGAGCGGCGCCGTGAGCTCGACAAGCTGACCGCAGGCGAAACGCAGGTCATGTGCAATTGCATGGTGCTGACCGAGGGGACGGACCTACCACTCATTTCGGCCGTTGTGGTGGCCCGACCTACGACGCACGCCGGACTGTACGTGCAAATGGTCGGTCGTGGGCTCCGGCCGTATCCAGGCAAGCTCGACGCGCTGGTACTGGACATCGTCGGCGCCTCGCAGCGGCACGCGCTCACCTCCCAGGTCGATCTGTTCGGTGAGCAGGATCCAGACGAGCCTGGCGACGATGCCGAGTCGGCCGACGACGATGCGGAGCTGGATGAAGGCGAGCTCACCCTCGGCGCCGGGCTGGGCATCGATGATCCGTCCTGGGTCAACGGCCCGCTGGTCTCCGAGGATGTTGATCTTTTCCACGGTTCGCACTCGGCGTGGCTGCGCACCCGTGGTGGGACGTGGTTTTTGCCGGCCGGTGAGCGCTACGTGGCGATCGTGCCGGCGCCGACCGGCGGCTATGACGTGGTGGCCATGCATCGGTACGTGGTTGGTCAGTCGCGTTGGGTCATGCGAGACGTCTCAGACCTCTCCTACGCCATGGCATGGGCCGAGGGTGACGTGACACCCGCCGAGCAACTGACGGCCCGCCGTGAGCGATCCTGGCGGGCGCGCGGGCCATCACAGGCTCAACGCAGCCTCGCCGCCCGGTACGGCATCATGATCCATGAGGGCATGCTGTCCGGCGAGGTGTCCGGGCTGATCTCGGTGGCCATGGCCACGGCGCGGATCGACAGCCGGATGTCGCTCTATCTGAGATCTCGTACTTGACGTGTCACTGTCTCGTCACTAGGCTTGCTGCATGAGTGATGGATATCTTCCGTCAGCGCATGCCGCGGTGGTCGGCGCTCGGGAAAAGATGGAACAGTTGACCGGGCCGCTTCAGGCTGCCTCCGAAATGTGTACCGAGGCGCTGGCCTTGCTCAGGACGGCCGGTGAGGTTCCGATGACCGGCAACGCCGCCGGAGCGGTCAATCAGGTGGAGACACAGTTGGTCGAGGCATTCAACTCGGCCCGTCTGGCCATCCAGTACTGCAATGATCTGGCCGGGCTTTTGATGGCCGGCCCGCCGGGCGCGTGACGTCATGTCACAGGGGTCACAGGGTGACGGATATCTCGATCTGGCCACGCAGGCGCTGGCTGGGGCCGGCGCGCTGTTCAGCCATGCCGCATTGATGACGAGCCGCGCGGTGCTCGACGTCGAATCCGGCAGTGCCGTGCTCGAGCTGGTCGGATTGGGCTGGAACACCGTTGAGGTGGCCGATGAACTGCGCGCGCTGACCGCGCGCCTGACGAGCGCGGCGCAACGCGCCGAGCATGCGATCAACTGGCTGAACAAGCCGCCGGATCCTGCCTGAAGGGGGCGCTGACGGTGCCGGAGAGTGAACGCGAGCGACGCGAACGGATCGAGTATGAATTGGGGCGTGGTAGGCCCCGGCCGCGCCGTTCGTCGATGGACGACGGCGGCCGGCGCCGGCCGATTCAGTCCGGCGGTGGTGGCGGTGGCGGAACATCGAAACGGGGATGTGTGCTCTGGACGTTCGCCCCACCGGTCCTGATCGCGGTTGTCGCATTGATGGGATGGTTGCTGTGGATGTGATCACGGAGGTCTGGGTACCAGGCGAGCCGAAAACCAAGGGATCGTTGACCTTCAGGGGCAACGGGTACGTCGAGGAGAACGTGAAGGGTTCGGCGCGCTGGCGCCGGCTGGTCGCTTCGGCGGTCAGGGCTGACCTGCGCAGGCGGCATGCATCCCTGCCGTCGCCCGCGTACATGGCTTCAGCGGTGCCGGTCGGCGTGCGGTTGCAGTTCTGGTTGCCGGCAAGCGCATCGATGCTTGCGGACAGGGCGCCGGTCAAGCCGGGCTCCGGCGATGTCGACAAGCTGGTGCGTAACGTGCTCGACGCGCTGACCGATGCGCATGCCTATGTCGATGATGTACAGGTGGTCCGCGTGATTGCGGATAAGATGGTCTGCACTCACGAGACGCCGGGACCGCAGAACCCCGGTGTTCTGATCCTGGCATGGGCGATGACGTCGGAGGAAGTGCGGCTTGACGCCGGTCATGCTCGATTGATGTGGGGACGGTCCAATGTCGGCTAAGTCGTTCTGGGTTGATCAGGCGGCACGACGCCGGTACGAGGAGATGCGCGAGCAGCCGAAGGAACTCCAGCCGCTGCGGCGACGCGTCCTGGTGCCGACTCCTGAGCAGTTGGCGGCCGGCGTGCGGACTGTTGACGCCACGCCGGAACAGATTCCGGCCAACGCCGCGCGCGTCGCCGCGCTGCTCGATGCTCGGGATCAGCCGTACCAGTTCACGTATTCGCTGGCCGAAAATCTGCTTAATGGTGAGCTGGTGCACACGGTCTGCCTGCGCTGGATCGGCAGGGGGTACGCGTGCTGGTGCAACGGTCGGTTCGACGGAGCGCGGATCGACTTTCGGAGACTCGGCTATCGGGAGCTGGTTGAGATGGCGAGGGGTGAAGTGACATGACGATGAAGTCCATTCCGTTCCGGCACATGGAGCCGGGGGCGAAGGTATTCTTCGTGGCTGTGGTCGTGCTCAGTGTTCCTTCGTTCGCCATCGTGCTCGGACTGCTGGTGTGGATGGCGGTCAGGGTGTGGCTGTCGGTCGCCGGGCTGTTCTCCTGACCATGCGCATGGTGTACGTTGTTCACGTGATTGACAGGGCATGTCGGGCCGCGATCCTCCGGGCGCTGGCCGCCGAAGGGCTGGGTGTGGCTGCCGACCGGGTGTTCAGTGAGCTGCGTGCCGCGGGGTCGTTCGTCGCGCTGGACGACCTGACCGGCGTCGCGGAGCTCGCCGTGGAGCACGGCGTCGGCAAGTCGACGATCAGCAACTGGGCGGCGAGGTACCCGGGGGACTTTCCGGCGCCGCTGGCCACGTTCGCGATGGGAAAGCTGTACAGCCGTAGTGATGTGCGCGAGTGGTGCCAGGACCGACGCCCGGCGCTGTCGGAAGGCGAGGGGGTCTGAGATGGCGTGGCGGAAGAACGGCGAACGCGATGCGGAGATCTGGCATGACTACGTCGGCGGCATGCGTCTCGTGGCTCTGGCTAAGAAGTACGAGTTGTCGCCGGCCCGGATCAGCAACATCGTTGGCGTGCAGCGACAGCGTGTGCCGAAGCGGGAAAAGGTTGAGCTGCGCGAGGAGCTGGTCGAGCAACTGAACTGGCTGCGCTCGCAGGCGCAGCTCATCGCAGAGCTACCCCCGGCGCCGGCCTACCGCGGCGACAAGCCGATCTTTGAACTGGATGAGTGGGGCGAGCCGGATCCGACCCGACCGGTCATGGACCACACGGGGAGGCTCAGTGCCATGCGCTCGATCATTGACGCGCACGGTCGGTTGGCGAAGATGCTCGGACTCGACGAACCGGAGAGTGTTCGGATCGAGGGTGACCAAACGGTGCGGTATGAAATCGTGGGTGTCGATCCGGAGGCATTGAAATGAGTGGAAGGTTTGAACGGTGGCGGAGTGCTGCGGCACGGCGTCTGGTCAAGACTGTGCGACAGGCCGGCGGAACCGTGGACCGTGACCACCGTGGTCAACTGATCATTTCTGGGCCGGTCGGAACGGTTCGTATTCAGGAACCGGCCGACGATTCTCGTCGTGACCTTCGGCGATCGTCGGCTGAGAAACTGATCGTCGAGGGGACCGGCCTGAAGTTGGGGATGCCGAAATGACGATGGGCCTGACGCTGCGCCTGGTGGTTGATGCGCCGTGAAGATAAAACTGTGTCGAGATCCAGCTTTAGTTGATCGTTGGTGTTTGCGCATCGTTATCTTGGGATTGGAGCACTACGTTTGGCCGGATGGCTGGAGACTCAGGTACATACGTTTGGTGGTCAACGCGCAACCAGACGGTGCGGTATGAAATCGTGGGTGTCGATTGAAATGACGGAATCGCGAGATCAGATCATTGAGCGCGTTGTTCGTTGCTACTTCGACATGAAGGATCCGGACGACTGCCAGATGGCAACGCCAAGGGTAGAATCCGATGTTTCCGCTGGTCTATCGCCTGTCGCTGAAACCGTAGTGACGGAAGTTCCCGAGGTGCCAGAATGACGATAGGTGGGAACTTCAGTGCCGATGAACGGAATGTGGACAAACGGACCGCTCCGTATCACAAGTATCATACGCACAGCTATCCGGACCTCTGTACGCGATGTCTGGATATGCGATGGCGCGATCAGCTCGGTCTTATATTGCTTGCGGCCGCGGCGTCGCGGAGCTTCGCTGCGGTGGTCGGAGCAAGTCCGTATTTCGTCCAGCAGCTTGACCAGTTGGCCACGAACGGCATCGGTGTTTTCGAGAGCGATTTGTCACCTGGGGATTGTGGGTGTCGACCTGCTGGTCTATCGCCTGCCGGTGAAACTATAGTGACCAAAGTCTCCGAGGAAATCTTTACTACCGAATCTGTCGACCGTAAGTCGCTGCTACAAATGTACGCAAACCTGCGGCCGGCGCAGCGTTCGCGCGTGCGCGTCGAGGTTCATCCCGACGTGTGGGATCGAATGCTGATTCGCCAAGACCTTAACGATATTTTATTCACAGCCAGGGGTCGGTTCAGGGAAGGTTTGTTCGGCTGGCCGGTTGAGATCAAGGATGAGCCCGGCCTGACGCTGCGCTTGGTGGTCGACGCGCAACCATGACCATCACGCTCGCGCCGCTGGTGCACCGGTACCGCCCGCGCGGGCGGTGCGCGGAGTTGTTCGCGTACCGCGGTCCCGAAGTGCTGGTGTCCGGCCCGGCCGGTACGGGCAAGTCGCGCGCCTGTCTGGAAAAGCTGCACGCGATGGCGTTGTCCAACCCCGGTATGCGTGGCCTGATCGTCCGTAAGACGTTGGTCAGCCTCGGCACGACGGCGCTCGTGACCTACGAGAAACAGGTTGCCATCGAAGCGCTGTCGGCTGGCATCGTGAAGTGGTTCGGCGGTTCGTCGCGTGAGCCGGCCGCGTACCGGTACGGCAACGGGTCGGTCATCGTCGTCGGCGGGCTGGACAATCCAACCAAGATCATGTCCAGTGAGTACGACGTGATCTATGTCCAGGAAGCGATCGAGCTGACCGTGGATGACTGGGAGGCGCTGACCACCCGGCTCCGCAACGGCGTTGTGTCGTTTCAACAGCTGATGGCGGATACCAATCCGTCCACTCCGATCCACTGGCTGAAGATGCGGTGCGATGAGGGTAAGGCAAAGGAACTCGAATCGCGCCATGAGGATAATCCGATCCTGTTTGATATCAGGATTGTCGATGGGCAGATTCAGTACGTCCTGACTGACTTCGGCCGAGAATACATGTCCAAACTGGACGCGCTGACCGGACCACGGCATGCGCGTCTTCGTCGGGGGTTGTGGGTGAGCGCCGAGGGTGCCGTCTTTGATCAGTACGATCCGGCGATCCACGTGATCGACCGGTTCGATATTCCGGCCGACTGGGCGCGGTACTGGGTGGTCGACTTCGGATATACCCATCCCTTCGTCTGCCAGTGGTGGGCCGAGGATCCGGACGGCCGGCTGTTCATGTACCGGGAGATCTACCACACCCGTCGGACGGTGGATGTGCATGCCGTCGACATGCTGTCCTGCGTTACGGATGCCGAGGGTACATGGCTCGAGCCCATGCCCACTTCGATCATCTGTGATCATGACGCTGAAGGCCGGGCGCAGTTGGAGAAGCATCTCGAGCTGGTGACCGATGCCGCCGAGAAGTCCGTGATCGCCGGTATCCAGGCGGTGGACATGCGGATGAGACCGGACCAGCCCGGCGGGCCGCGCCTGTTCATTCTGCGCGATTCGTTGGTCCAGCGCGATCAGGCTCAGGCCGACGCCAAGAAACCCTGCTGTACCGCCGAGGAGATCGCGGGTTACATCTGGGACGTTGGCGCCGGCAAGCTTCCGAAGGAAACGCCGTTGAAGCGTGACGACGACGGTTGTGACGCAATGCGGTACATGGTGGCTCAGATTGATCTTGTCGGCCGGCCGGGTATCCGGTTCATGTAGACGGAAGGATGGGAAGAATGGGTAAGGACGTAAAGGAACAGGAAGGCGATTATCTGTACTGGGTGTTCGGTAGGAGTACGGGTGCGCTCCATTCGGGTCCGTATCTGAATGAGGAAGTGGCGCGTGATGCCATGCCGCGAAACGTCGGCGTAGTCTACGGTGTTCGGACGATGTATACGGGCCTGACAACGCGAAAGGCAGCGAAGTCCAATGGGTGACGGGCTGATCATCAGGCCGGGCGATGTGCTGATCGTGGGACTCGGCGACGTCAGGCTTACCGCATCTGAGGGCGAGGCCATGCGTCAGGAGCTCAGGACCCTGATTCCTGAGCTGGAGATTATCCTGATGAGGAGCGCGGTGGGCATGGCTGTCTTCCGCGATGATCTCAGGTCAACCCGGGTTGTTGGTTACCGGGTGCGGCTGACCGGTGCGACGAACGATGATGAAGAAAACTGGGTGATTGTTCATCCGGCCGATGTCGAGATCATAAGGACGGCAGAGTGATGGCCACGCGAAGGATCGGCATCATCAACATCGACATGGAAATGCTAGAACAGGTGCTCGACCTGCCGGAGGATGTGCATATCGAACGGGTGCACGTTGACTTCGTCCGCATGGTACTTCAGATCATGGTGAGCCATCCTGATTTGCCGGAGCTGGAGCCTCTCGAGGTACCGCCAAATCTGTCTGCGGTGACGCTGTTTACGGAACCACTGAGTGACGTGGCTCGGCGGTTCACCTGGCCACGTCACTGTCCACCGGACAGCCACGGAGAGCGTCCGGATCGAGCATGAGGAGAGCGCTCCGATCCACGGCGGCCGGTGCTGGGCGAGCCTGGCGCCGGTTCCAACCGGTCAGCCTGACTGTGGTGGGGTTCGGGCTGATCGTGGCGTCCGTGTGGCACGGAGCGGGTACGACGGCCGGCCTTGCGGCGGCCGGTGGTGCCGCGCTGCTGCTGGAGTGGCGCGTGAAGCACTGATGCGACTTTCAGTGCTGCCCGAATTGCGTTCCGGTCGCCTCAATATGTCCGTTTCGTGTGGGCAATCAAGCGTCGATTCCGGCAAAGCTGGACATCATTGCTCATCCTTTCGGTTGATTCTTGGTGTCGATCGTTGGGCCGTGTCCCATGTGTCTCATTCCAGAGTGGACAGTCTACTGTGGATATAGTGACGCGTTGTTATGCACCGTAGGTATGTCCTGATTTGGCCTGACCGGACAGCGGCGCGCGTACGGTCGCCCGGCGAATCGCGCGCGCTCGAGCGACGTTTCCCCTGGTCACAGCCACATTGACGTGTCACTAGTAGCGTCTATGCTGGTCACTAGTCGATCGCGGTGTACCGAGGTTGGTGGAAGTCCAGCACCCCAGAGCCGTACATCAGGCCACGCGCCGCGGTGAGAGTCCGTAGCGGGAAGCGCAACGCGATCGACACGGAAGCGCCCCGGAGCGATGCTCCGGGGCGCTTCGCTGTTCAGGGTCTGTTCCGGGGCCTACCATCACGGCATGCGGAGCTTTGTGGGTGGTCTGGCCAGCGCGATCAGGAACGCCACCCCCGTGCCGTTCGTGTCCGGCGCCCGGGGAGTTTTCGGCCACGTCATCGGGCGCAACACTGCCGAGACGCAGATGCGGGCATACGGCGCGCTCGGTGTGCTGTTCCAGATTGTCTCGCGGTGCGCCAACGCGACGGCCGGCGTCGAGTGGGACCTCTGGAAGCCCGGGCCGTCCGGCACCATGGACGACCGCGAGAAGGTCGTCCGGCATGCCGCGCTGGATACATGGAACAAACCGAATCCGTTCTACACGCGGCAGGAGCTGGTCGAGTCGGTTCAGCAACATGTGGACCTCACCGGTGAGGGCTGGCCGATCTTTCTGAACAACGCGTTCGGCTTTCCGCAAGAGATCTGGTTTGTGCGTCCTGACCGGATCGAGCCGGTGCCGGATCCCGAGGAGTTCATCGTCGGGTACACCTACACCGCGCCGGACGGGGCGAGGATTCCGTTGGAGCGTGACCAGGTGGCCATGCTCCGGATGCCCAATCCGCTCGACCCGTACCGCGGCATGGGCCCGGTCCAGTCGCTGATGGTGGACATCGACGCCGCGCGGTACACCGCGGAGTGGAACCGCAATTTCTTCCTGAACAGCGCGGAGCCGGGCGGTGTGATCCAGTTTGAGACCCGACTCAGCGATCAGGAGTTCAAGCAATTCACGTCACGCTGGCGTGAGCAGCACCAGGGTGTGTCGCAGGCGCATCGGGTGGCCATCCTGGAGCGTGGTAAGTGGGTCGACCGGAAGTTCAGCATGCGGGATATGCAGTTCGCGGAGCTGCGCCATCTGAGCGATGAGACAATCCGGATGGCCTTCGGCTTTCCGAAGCCGTTGCTCGGCTCTGTGGACGATGTGAACCGGGCCAACGCCGAAGCGGCTGAAGTGGTGTTCGGTCGCTGGCTGGTCAAGCCGCGGTGTGAACGGTGGAAGCAATTCCTGAACAATGACTTCCTGCCGAAGTTCGGGCTGACCGCCCGCGGGCTGGAGTTCGATTACCGCGATCCTGTACCCGCCGATCGCCAGGCGAAGGCAGCCGAACTGACAGCGCAGGTCAACGCGCTGACCGCGTTGCTCGATCGGGGCATTCCGGCGGACGTGGCGTGCGCCATGTGCGGCATGCCGGAGATGGCAACCATGCTGCCGGCCGGCTACGGCAAGACCGAAGGTGCCAACCCACGCGAGCTTGCCGAGATGATCCAGAAGATCTACCTCGGCGTGGACACGGTGATCACCTGGGGCGAGGCGCGCGAGCTCTTGAACGCGGCCGGCGCCGATCTCAACCTCGCGCTCGCTCCACCGGAGAAGCCGGCGGCCGCTGCGCCGTTCGGCGCCGGCCAGCCGGCCGCCATGCTCCGCGGCGAGCGGGGGGAGCGTGGCGCGATGGTGCCGGCCGCCGAGGTGGCAACCCATCTGCTCGCCCACCACCGTGACGAACTGCGCGGTGAGCCGGGACGCGACGGCGCCCCGGGCCCGGCCGGCGAGCGTGGCGAGCGTGGTCCTGTGCCCCCGGTCGCCGAGGTGTCGGCCCATCTGCTCGCGCACCACCGTGACGAACTGCGCGGTGAGCCGGGCGATCGCGGCGAGCGCGGGCCGGCGCCGGCCGTACCGGACGTGGTGACCCACCTGCTCGCCCACCACCGTGACGAACTGCGCGGTGAACCCGGCACTCCGGGAGACCGCGGCGAGCGGGGGGAGCGCGGCGCCGCTGGTCCGCGCGGCGTTGCCGGCGCTCCGGGTGACACCGCGGCGGCACTGCTCGAGCTGCGGGAAGTGCTGTCCTGGCGACCGTTGCGCAATGCCGAGAGCGATCATGCGGCGACCGCCGCGGCGATCCAAGGCGACTGGCAGACTGCGCTTGAAAGTCTGCTCGACGACTGGGATTCCGTGTCCGCCAACCAGCGCGAGCAACTGGCTACCCAGGTGCGCGCCGCGGTGGACCGGGGGGACAGGCCGGCGCTGGGCACCATGTCCGTGTCCACGCGCGATGGTGAGCACGCGCTGACGGTCGCGATGAGTGCGCTCGCGCTACTCGGCGCTCAAGGCGTGGCCGACGATGCCAGCGTGCAGGGCATCCCCGGCGCACGGCCGGTCGAGCCACCCCCCGAGCAGTTGCAGGCGACCGCCGTTGCCGTGACTGCCCTGCTGGCGAGCTCGCTCGCGAACGCGGCCGGTCGCCGGGCGCTTCAGGTGCTGACCCCAGAGGCGACCGGTGACGAGGTGGCAGCCGACGTTACCGAGCACCTGACCGGACTGTCCGACCGGTATCTGCGTGACAACCTCGGCGGTGCGCTCACCGCCGCCCAGAACGCCGGCCGGTTCGCAACAATGCAGGCGCTGGAGGATCAGGGGTTCGACGCCCGGTACGTTGCGGTCGAGTACAACGACGCCTCGCTCTGCGCGCTCTGCGCTAAGATCGATGGTCACCAGTACGACACCGTGCAGGACGCGTTGCAGGACTATCCGAGCGGTGGATTCAAGGATTGTCTCGGCGGGCCGCGATGCCGCGGAACCGTCGTACCGATCTGGGATGCCGCACGTGCGCGCGCTGACCGGATACCCGAGGTGCCGAAAGCCGCCCGGCCGTACCACAACGATATGGATGGCCTCGGACCGCTGGCGAACACCGTCAAGGGCAGCAAGGCCGGCACGACCAACTGGACGAAGCTCACGGGCGGCCAGTCGTCGGACACCAGGCTCGGCGTGCTGGCGGACGGCCGGAAGGTGGTCAACAAGCGTCCGCCGTCCTGGGGCGATGTCGCCGACAACAAGCACCAGGCGGACGCTGAGCAACTGGTGGCCAGGATGGCGCACCGTCTCGGCATCAAGACGGCCGCGGTGTACCGCGACGCCGTTGACCGGGTGTACGTCGAGTACATCGAGGGCAAAGTCATTGCTGAGTTGGGCGAAACAGTAGGTGCCCGACTGACGCAAGAGGCGTACATGACGTCGCTCGAGGGACGCCGGCTCGGTCTGCTCGATGTGCTTACCGGTCAGTCGGACCGGAACAGCGGAAATATGATCATTGCCGAGGATGGTTCGCTGGTCGGTATCGACCACGGCGCCGGCTGGCTCGATCACGTGCTCGGCAACCCACCCGGTCCACGTGGCGTCGGCGGCATCTCCGAGGCTAAGCCGACATGGAACTACGTGCGCGAGGGAAAGGACGGGCCGCACTGGATCGACAATGACCTGTCGCAGAATGACATAGCCGAGATTCGCCGCCGGTTGCAGGCCATGCGACCCGACTTTGAGCTGGTCGGACGTGGCGACTGGCTCGATTACAGCCTCGGACAGTTGGATCAACTGGCCGGACATGCGCGCGGAACAGATGGCAGTTCGATTCTTGGAGTGTGAGAATCATGGCTGATCGGATCCGGTTCGTCACGGTGACCGGCGAGGGCGCCGAGGGCGAGCAGTTGGCCACCCTGACCCGCCGCGATGACGGCCGGATCGTGGCGTCCGGCGATTCGCTGGCCGGCGACATTCTCCGGACCGTCATGATCATGGGTCAGTGCGACCAACCCACGGCGTTCGGCAAGCTGGTGGAGACCGGGTACAGCAACGGTAAGATCATGACCGTCTACGAGGAGCTGTAAACGCTGGTTACCGGCGTGATGGACGCTTACCGGAGTGAACACGTAGCATCCCGGACATGACCAGGCCCGGGGACAGCGGCGGCCAGCATGGCGGCTAAGCGCTACCGCATCGTGAACAGTGCGCGGTTGCGCATGGCGCGACCGGTCGCCAAGTTGCGCGAGGGGCGCACCGATTGGTACCGGATCACCAACCGCTCGGACGGCGCCGAGATCTACATTTACGACGAAATCGGATACTTCGGTACGACTGCGAAGGATTTCGTTCACGACCTGAACGAGATCGACCGGGATCGGATCGCGCTCCACCTCAACACCCCAGGTGGCGAGGTGTTCGACGGCTTCGCGATCTACGAAGCGCTGCGCCAGCACCGGGCCGAGATCACCGTCTACGTCGATGCGCTTGCGGCGTCCATCGGATCGGTGATCGCGATGGCCGGCGATCACCGCATCGTCGCCCGCCAGTCGCAGATGATGATCCATGACGGCATGGGGATCTGCGTCGGCAACGCCGCGGACATGGCCGAGATGATCAATCAGTTGGATCGGGTCAGCGACAACATCGCCTCGGTGTACGCCGATCGGGCCGGCGGCACGCCGAGGCAATGGCGTGACCGGATGAAGGCCGAGACGTGGTACTCGGCGAAGGAAGCTGTCGAAGCCGGCCTTGCCGATGAAGTGGCCGGCAACTCCAGCGCCAGCAATTCCTGGGACCTTTCGATCTACGGGTACGCCGGACGTGGCAACGCGCCGGCCCCCGAGCTTGACCCCGTGCCGACAATCGCGGCGACCTGGGATCCGAGTATGTTCCGCGCAGCCGTGAGAGGGGCGCTCGCATGAAGGTCATGGACAACCGCCGGGTACGCGAGGCCGCGCGGTCACGGCACACGCTCGCACTGCTCGAGGCGGCCGGCATCGATCCCACCGAGGTGGGGCGCATCTACAACCGCACCGTACCGGCGCCCGGTCCCGAGATCACCATTCCGACCAGCCCGGCCGAGCTCGAGGATCTGATCGGCGACAGCGCGCGCATGCAGCAGGTGTTCGCCAGTCCGACCAGCCTCAAGAACCTGATCACGAACTACGCGCGTGCCACCGTGGCGCGGGACACCGATATCAGTGAACAGATCAGGACGCAGATCCAGCAGTTCATGGCCCAGTGGGCGAAGGATCAGGACGCCAACGGCCCACGCAACGGTCCGCGCCGGCTCGACGTGTCCGACGTGCCGGCCACCGCGCAGTCCGCGATCAACCGCGCCGGCCTGTTCAACCAGGCGGCCATGGGCGCCTCGATCAACGGTGAGTTCAAGAACAGCGCCGAGTACTTCCAACAGATCTGGCACCTGAACAACCACCAGCGCTCGCCCGAGGATGAGTCGCGCATGAAGCGCGTGCGCAACGCGTTCAGCTCGACGGTACCGAGCGAGGGCGGTTTTCTGATTCCCGAAACGCTGCGCTCGGAACTGCTGCGGGTGTCGCTGGAAACGTCGATCGTCCGGCCGCGGGCCCGCATCATTCCGATGGAATCGCTGCGGGTGCCGTTCCCGTCCATCGATTCGACCACCAACGCGACGTCGGTCTACGGCGGCATCGTCGGGTACTGGACCGAGGAGGGCGCGACGCTCACCGCCTCTCAGGCGGCATTCGGTCGGATTGTGCTCGACGCGAAAAAGCTCACTGCGTACACCGAAGTGCCAAATGAGCTGCTGAGCGATTCCGGTCAGTCGTTCATGGCGTTCATGGATCAGATCTTCCCGGAGGCCCTGGGCTTCTACGAAGATGACGCGTTCATGAACGGGAGCGGTGTCGGTATGCCGCTCGGCGCGCTGGCCGCACAGAACACCGCCATGATCAGCGTGACGAAGGAAGTCGGCCAGACGGCCGGCACGATCGTCTGGGAGAACATCGTCAAGATGTTCTCGCGCATGCTGCCGTCCAGCGTCGGCCGGGCGGTATGGGTCGCCAGCATCGACACCTTCCCGGAATTGGCCACCATGGCGCTCTCGGTGGGTACCGGTGGTTCGGCCATCTGGCTGAACAACGGTGCCGCCGGTCCGCCGATGTCGATTCTGGGCCGACCGGTCATCTTCACCGAGAAGGCGCCGAAGCTCGGCGCGGCCGGCGACATCTCGTTCGTGGACTTCGGTTTCTACCTGGTAGGCGACCGACAGGTCATGAGCGCGATGTCGAGTCCGCATTTCAAGTTCAACCAGGACACCACGGCGTACCGGATCATCGAACGGGTGGACGGTCGTCCCTGGTTGCAGAGCGCGATCACTCCGAAGAACACCGGCGCCACGCTCTCCCCGTTTGTCAGGATCGAAGCACGGTAACTCCAACTCTGGACCGAGGCGACCGGTCAATTTTGACCGGTCGCCGGTAGGTCCCAACCGGCCCGGCAATGAACCCCCGGGCGGAGAGACAGGGAACGGATCATGAGAGCACTCGGACGACTGTTCGACGTCGGCACCGGATGGGCGCCGGTCGACATCGATACGGCGAACGCGGCGACCGGCAAGCGGGTCAGCCTTCAGAACGCACGCGGCATCACCTTCCTGGTGTATACCGGGGTCGGTGGCGCCGAGGATCTGGTACTGGACGTCCAGCAGGCGACAGCCAGTACCGGCGGCACGTCGAACGACATGGACAGCGCCAACGGCGCGACCGGTATCACCAAGTGGCACATCAAGGCTGAGACCGCGCTCGACAACGATGAATCGTGGGTCGTGGTTACGCAGGCCGAGGCCAGCGAAGTCACGGTGGTCGGGGCGACCTACGGCGCCATGCAGAAGATCATCGCGATCTACGTTGGCGCGGCGCAACTGGCGGACGGCTTCACGCACGTGTCACTGAATGCCGCGATCACCACCGGCACCAGTCAGCTCACCGCGTGTCTGTATGTGCTGCATGATCTTAACGTGCAGCGCTCGGCGGAGAATCTGGGCAACCTGTTGCTGCCCGGCGCGGCGAACGTCTAGGACGGGGGAGCCATGTCGGTACTCAACGATCCGGTCGCATTCCGGAAGGCGATTCTCGGCCTTCAGGTCAACCGGGCGACCGCCACCACCGGTCTTGTCGGCGCGGCGGCGAGCATCTTCACCGTCTCCGGCGGCCGTATCCTGCTGACCAGCCTCATCGGAGAGCTGACCGTGGCGACCGGCGCCACGGCAAGCAACGGGTCGATCACCGCGGTACCGACGTCGGGGACCACGGTCACGCTGGCCACCGCAACGTCGGTCGCCTCCAAGGAGATCGGCACCAAGCTGGGGTTGCCGCTGACTTTCGGCGGTGCGCTGTCGGTCACGACGGCCGGCGCCGGTCCGGTCCCCGGAGCGCTCTGGATCGTGGTTGCAGTCGGCGCCATTCAGATGGTGACCAGCGCTGACCCGACCGGCGGTGGCTCGGCGAAATGGACGCTCACCTACGTGCCGTACGACGACGGCGCAACTGTGGTAGCAGCGTAGCGGTGGCCACCTGGACATGCATCGGGTGCACCGCGGAGTATTCCGTGGGTGCACCCGCATGCCCACAGTGCGGCTCTGAGAGCTATCGGGAGACCGGTGCGAGGGAGGGGGAGGGCGCCATGCCAAAGACAACGTTCAGTGGTGGCGGTACGGACGCGACCGAGGGGGTACCGGACGGCACCCGCCGGGCCGACGAACGCGAGCAGAGCGACGCTGACGAACGCGAGCTTGACCAGTTGGAGCGCCCCGGAGATCAGCCTATCGAGCTGACGGACACCGAAGCGTTCGAGGTTGTCGAAGATGACGAGCCCGAGGTGGAACCGGAGCCGGTGCCGACCGGCACGGCGGCTGACGTACTGGAGTGGGTCGATGGTGACTGGGCAAAGGCCCAGCGCGCCCGCTCCGCGGAGTACCGGCGCCGCGGTGAGCGCGCCCGTACCAGCCTGCTGGCTGAGCTGGACAGGGTGATCGCGACCAGGCCGGACGACGGCAGCGACGACGACGGCGAGAGTGACGACGATGGCAACTCCGATCGATCTTGAGAAGTTGCGCAGCATCGCGTACCTCGGCGGTGGGCTGACCCGCTCGCGCGTGCGCGAGGGCCGGCGTGCGGACGGCGTGCGCGTGAAGGCGACCACCGATGAGCTCGGCAACACGGTGACCGAGCACGCCGTGAAGGGCGACCGGCAGGATGTCCGGATCCGCGCCCAACCGATCCGGGCGAACATCGCGGAGCTGACCGGATGAGCGACAAGCCGGCGCCAACGTTTCATGACCTGCTGGCCGCGAAGGCCGCCGCTGACGTTGCGTTGGTCGAGGCTGAGCAGGCGATTCTGACCGAACTGCTGGCAGCCAAGGATGCGTACCGGGACGACCCCTCGGACGACAACCGTGAACGTAGGCGGCTGGCCGTCGAGAACGTACGGGCGCTCCGCGCGGTTCAGCGTGCCGATCGACCGACCGATCGGCACACCGTGGGCGGGGACGCGTTTCTGTCGCCCGAACAGAACGAGGGGTAGGTATGGCCGTTACCGCCTCCGGGCTGTTTGTCGCCACGTGGTTGGATGCGCTGGACACGACGCAACTTGCGCTTGATTTGGATCTGGAAACGCACAAGGGCGCGCTGTTCACCAATACGATCACGCCGAACTTCACGACCGACACGGCGTATGCGGTTGCGCCGTACAACGCGAATGAGGTCACCGGAACCAACTGGGCGAGTGGCGGTGTTCTGCTCACCGGTACGACCAATACGGCGACCAGTGGCACGCTGGTGCTCGACGCGACCGACGTTTCGGTGGCGTCCACCACGATCAGCAATGCGCGGTGCTATCTGTACTACGCCGACGCGCTGGCCGGAAACAACGCCATTCTGCTGGTCGACTTCACCGCGGACTACTCGACGGTCAACGGTACGTTTGCAATCACGTGGGCGGCCGGCGGTATCGCCATCATCGACATGACGCCGTGATCGTCAGGAGAGGCGGGTGACGTGGATCTCTACCTGACCGAACCGGTCGGCCCGTTTCATCAGGCGGTTGGCGCCGCGTTCGGCACCTTCACGACCCGTCAGGACGTCAGTCCGGTCGACCTGCCGACCATCCCCGGACAGAAACTCCGCAAGGGGTCGAAGATCATTTGTGAGTCGCGTGGCGAGTTCAGTACCACCGGTACGCCGACGCTGGTGCTCGGGTACTACATCGGCACCGTGGCCGGCGCGATCACGATCGCGCTCGCCGAGTCCTCGGTCATCACCACCGGCTCCGGCGCGGCCGCCTGGCCATGGTCGTTGAGCTGGATGGGCATCGTCGTCGGTACCGGTACGTCCGGCTCGATCGTCGGTGAGGGGTATCTCGATCTGGGTACGTCGCTGACCGCCACCAGCCGTACGCAGATCCCGATCACCGCGGCACTCCGCACGGTGGCCATCGATACGACCATCGCCCGCGCGATCGGTGTCTGTGCGACATGGAGCGCGTCGAGCGCCAGCAACACCGTCAGGACCAACGTCCACCACGTGGGCATCTTGAATTGACCCTGAACCAACACAGCCGGGGGAGACGCGAGGGCAATGGCTGGATATCCGATCACAAAGGCTGACCTTGACAACACGATGGGTCGGTTGGTGCAAGCGCTGGTTGTGGATTTCGCGAACATCGTCGCATTCAAGAAGCTTCTTGACGACACGACGATCCTGCCCGACGCGACACTGACCGCGCTCGGTTACTCAGGACCGGTCGGCACGTCGGGTACCGATCTACAGATCATCCGATCATCGTTCACCGATCTGGCGAAGTTGCGTGACATCGCGTACAACTCAGCCACGCAGAGCAGTACGAACGACTTCTGGTTCAACGCGAAGCACCTGACAGGTATCGCGCTCTGACCCCTGGATCCGGAGGGGGTGAGCCGTGACCATTCTCATTGACGGCTCATCTCCGGCGGACAAGCAACAGTCGGACGGCGCCATTGCGGCGTGCCCTTCCGATTCGTTCACGCCACCCGACGGCGCGTTGCTGTTGATCTGCTGGACCAGCAACAGCCATCCGACAACCAATCCGAGCGCTCCGGCGATCACAGATAATCTCGGTTCTCACCTGACTTACAATCTGGTGGGATGGCGCTCGCACGCCGACACCAGTCCGGTTGTCGCCGGTCAGACTGCGATGTGGTGGGCACAGGTAACCACCTCTGCGGCCATGACGGTCACGGTTACGTCCGGCGCGGCAAGTGGATATCGCGCCTCCCAGTTGAAGATTCAGGTTATCACCGGGCACGACCCGCTGAATCCGATCGGCGCAACCGGCAAGGCTGGTTCGGCGGGACCGGTTTCGTCGTTCTCCCAGAACTACACCGCACAGGCCACCAGCGGTCAGGGCTTTCTGACGTGTTCCGACTGGGATGCCTCTGGTACCGGGAGCGGCGGCACCGGATGTGACATGCTTGCCGCCGGCACCGTGCCTTCCTCCCAGTTCAGCTACATTCAGGTCTGCCGCTCATTGCCGGATGACTCCAATGGCAGTACCAACACGCTCAACGTCACGCTGGCCGGCAATTCTCAGAACCTGTCCTGGGTCTATGTGGAGGTACTTCCCGATCCCCTGTTCCTGGATCCGGATCCGCCGGGGCAATGGCAGATTCCGCCGTGGTTGCTCATTCAACTGATTCTGCGTGACCAGACGTGGCACGACACCGGACCGACATCGTATGTCGCTCCGACGCTGGTCCAATACGCTGAAACTGACTGGACCACCACCGGTACCAAGGCGACGCCTTCGATCTCCTGGCAACTCGGCGACGTGATCGTGATCATCGGTGGTACCGAGTCGCAGTCCACGACGCTCACCCCCACCGCGACGGGCCTGACCTTCACTCCTCACGCCGCGCTGACCGCCGGTAGTTCCTGCTGGGCGAACAGTTGGCAAGCGACCGCCACGGCGCCAGGAAGTTCGGTGGTCACCGATACGCCGGCCGGTACCGGCCAGCATGGCATCGCGGTATGGGTCTGGCGCAACTGTGACGGAGTGGGCAACCGGGCGGCCGCCACCGCAACCGCCAAGACGCTGTCACTGACCCGCGGGCGGGCGAACGCAGCTGTGGTCGAAGGGCTGTTTGACTTCGACGCCGGTTCGGTCGCTTCACATGTCTGGACACCGACCGGTCAGAACGAACGCGAGGCGACCGCCAATAGCGGTTACACGGTGTTCATTGCCGAATGGGCGGATCAGGGCGCGATCGGCACCACGTCGTACGGCATCACCGGCACCGTGTCGGCCGGCCTGCATTCCAAGATCGCGCTGGAGATCTACGGTACCGCCGCGCCATCCCCCGTCGACGCCACCATTGCGTCGGTCGAGATCCTGGCCACCACGAGCATTCCCCTGCCGGCTGTCTCGACCGGCGGTAGTCCGGACGCCACGGTTACGCCGGCCGCCGTGCTCGCCAGCACCACGCTGCCGGCGCCCGCCGTCTCGGCCGGCGCCACCGCTACGTCCGGTGCCATCGCGGCCAGCACAACCCTGCCCGCCCCGACTCTGAGCGCCGGCTCGACCGTTGTGCCGAGCGCCATCCTGGCCAGCACAACGCTGCCCGCTCCAACGATCAGCGCGGCCAGCACCGTCACTCCGAACGCGATCCTGGCCAGTACAACCCTGCCGGCGCCCACAGTCTCCGCTGGCGCCACGGCTACGCCGAGCGCGATCCTGGCCAGTACAACCCTGCCGGCGCCGACCCTGAGTGCCGGCTCGACCGTCACGCCGGGCGCGATCCAGGCGGCCACCACCCTGCCGGCGCCAACCCTGAGCGCCGGCGCGACGGTGACACCGGGCGCCATCCTGGCCAGCACCACGCTGCCCGCCCCGGCGGTCTCAGCGGGCGGCAACGTGAGCATTGCCGCCGTCGCGGTGCTGGCCAGTACCAGCCTGCCGGCACCCACCGTTTCCGGTGGTGCCACCGTGGCGCCGGCCGCGGTGCTCGCCAGCACGACCCTGCCGGCCGCCACGCTGAGCACCGGCTCGACGGTCACGCCGGGCGCCATCCTGGCCAGTACCACGCTGCCGGCGCCGAGCGTGTCTGCGGGCGCACGGGTGGGCGCAACGGCGGTTCAGGCGGTCACCACGCTGCCGAGCGCCGGACTGTCGGTCAGCGTCGTCGTGTCGCCCGGCGCGGTGCTGACGGTCACCAGCTTGCCGGCGCCGGTCATTTCGGCGAATCTTGACGTGACCGTGGCGCCGGGCGCCATCCTGGTCAGTACCACGCTCGGCGCGGTGGTGGTGCTCGCCGAGGCGCCGGCCGCCCCGGTTGCGCCGGTTCAGCCTCCGGGTGGCTGGTACCAGCTACTCGCGATTGTCGACGAACTCGATCATTCGTTGCAACGCGCGGAGGTTGAAGATCCATTTGACATCCACCTTCATGATCCACAGTTCCGGGCGCCGCGGGTGCTGGTCGAGCCGGCGCCGGCCCGGCCGCTTGCCTGCCCGAACGACGGTGAGCCGCTGAGCGTGGGCGGCGATGGTCGGTTGCGCTGTGCGTTCGATGGCTGGGTGGACGACGGGACGGAGTGGGGATGAGCTGGTACGGCTTATGGCGGTTCATCCGTGCCCCGCTCGGCGTGCCACCGCCACCGCCGAGCGCGGGCGAGGAGGGCGTACCGCCGTTGGTCTGCCCGAACGACGGTGAGCCACTGTTGCCGGGACCACAAGATGTGCTGTACTGCCCGTACGACGGCTGGCAATATGTGCCGACAATCGAATAGCAAAACCCCCTATCCTGCCCCAAAGGTATGTATACCCACTAAGGCTAGGACAGAAAGCGAGTCGAAGGATCATGGGGATCTGGTATTGCACCGGGGAGGACGTCAAGTCCGCCCTGGACATCGCGGCAACCGCGCGCACCGATGCGCAGGTGTACCGCGTGATCGAGCATTCTTCCCGCGGTGTCGAGGGTCGCCTCCACCGCCGGTTCTATCCCCAGGTCGCTACCCGGTATTTCGACTGGCCGAACTATCAGCGCGCGCTCCCCTGGCGGCTCTGGCTTGAGTCCAACGAACTGGCGGACATCACGACCGTGGTCACCGGTTCGACCACGCTGCCGGTCGGGGCGTATTTCCTGCGCCGCTCCGATGACGTGGATGAACCGCCGTACGATCACGTCGAGCTGAACCTCTCCAGTACCTCGGCATGGTCAGTCGGCGGTACCCACCAGCGCTCGATCGCCATCACCGGTACGTACATCGGCTGTCCGGTCGTCAGTGACGTTGCCGGCGCACTGGCCGCCGCGGTGTCCACCACGACCACGATCACCGCCGACGTGACCAACTCGACCGTTATCGGTGTCGGTAGCCTGATCAAGATCGACTCCGAGCGCATGATCGTCCGGGCCAAGTCGCAGTTGACCACCGGCCAGACGATTCAGGCGGCACTGGGTGCCTCGGTGGCCGAGGTCAGCGTTTCGGTCAGCGACGGTACGGCGTTCGCCGTGGGCGAAACCGTACTGATCGACTCGGAGCGAATGCTGATCATCGACGTTGCCGGAAACACGCTGGCCGTCAAGCGCGCCTACGACGGTTCGGTGCTGGCTGCCCACGCCGGCAGCACCATCTACGCGCCGCGACGGCTCACCGTGGACCGGGGGGTGCTCGGCACCACCGCGGCGACGCACCTCAACGCGGCTCCGGTCACGAAGATGGTCTACCCCGGACCGGTCACGACGCTGACCATCGCCGAGTCGCTGACAATCCTGCTACAGGAAGGCGCGGGGTACGCGCGGACCGCCGGATCGGGCGACAACGTACGCGAGATCATCGGCCGGTCGCTGGGTGACGTACGCGAAGAAGCTGAAGCGGCAAACGGCCGCCGGGCGCGACTCGGGGTGATCTGATGATCGATTTCGATATCATGATCCGCCGAACCGGTCCGGTCTTCGACGGCCGGGCGGACAGCGCGCTGTCCGCCTACGTCGATGATCTCCACCGCACCGTTGCGCAGGAGGGTCAGGATCTCATCGGGCTTCAACTGATCAAGGTGCTGAAGCACCCGACCGGCTACTACGAATCGCACATCCGGCACGACAGCGCGGGATCCGGCGCGAGCCGGGTCAACGATGACCGGGTGATCTACGGCCCATGGCTGGAGGGTGTCAGCTCGAGAAACAAGATCACCCGGTTCAAGGGATATGCCACCTTCCGTAAGATGACGCAACGACTCCGGCGCCGCGCACTCCCGGTCGCCCGGCAACTGCTGCGCCAGAAGTACCTGGGGCGGATGAACGGATGAGTTTCGATCCCCAGGTCATCACCGACGCCATCGTGTCGCACGCACTCGCGTCCGGGCACTTCGAGGCTGTCAACGGTCATGAACCGAAGTCGGCGCCGACCGCGGCCGGCCTGACCGCCGCAGTGTGGTGTGACGCCGGTCGGCCGATCCCCGAGATCTCCGGTCTCAACCGCACCAGCGGCATCATCATCTGGAATGTCCGGCTGTACTGCTCGTTCCTGAGCCAGCCGGAGGATTCGATCGATCCACGGTTGACCAACGCCGTTCACGCACTACTGACCGCCTACTCGGGAGATTTCGAGCTCGGCGGCAACGTGCGAAACGTGGATCTTCTCGGTGCGTACTCGGACGGGCTTTCCTGGCGAGCTGGATACCTCAACCAGGACAGCAGGGTTTACCGGGTATGCACCATCACGTTTCCGGTCGTTATCAATGATCTGTGGAGTCAATCGCCATGAAAGCATTTCGAGCCGTCCTGGTGCTGGCTGTCATTGCGGCGGTGGCCGTCGCGGTGTACCTACTCACGCGTCCGTCGACAGATGCGCCGAAGGCGGATCCGGTAGCGTGCCGGTCCGCCATGGTCAAGCAACTGCACGACGCACTCACCACCGGAGCGACCGGATCCCGGCCGGCCGCGTGTCATGACATCAGCGACGAAGAATTGCAGCGCATCGCGACGGAGATTCTGGAGGGTGGTGGATGACCAAACAGACCGGACTGGGTGACCGCCTCTGGGCGGCCGGCCGGAACGTGAGCGGCGACATCGGCGCGCTCCAGCGCATCGCTGGCGGGCCGGCGGTACTGGAGGTGACGGGCATTGACAAGTCAGCGTTCGAGCGGCTGGGGGGTAAGCGTACCGGCGGCTTTCAGTTCCTGTCGTATTTCAACGACCAGATCACCGCTCCTGTCGGTGCGCATACCGTGTTCTCCCTACTCCCCACGACCGACGTGGTGTTCACCTACGGCCGCGGTGCGACCATCGGCAGCCCGGCCGCATGCTGCGTTGCCAAACAGGTTGAGTACGCCGGCAACCGGCCCGATGACGGCAGCCTGACCTTCACGGTGACGGCCGAGTCCAACGGGTTCGGGTTGGAGTGGGGACAGCAACTGACCGCCGGAGACCGTACCGACACCACGGCGACCAACGGGGCATCGCTGGATCTTGGCACGGCTTCACCGGGTGCGTTCGGATTGCAGGCGTACCTTCACGTGAGCGCGTTCGTCGGTACCAACATCACAATCAAGATCCAGGAGTCGAGCGACAATGCGGTCGGCGATCCGTTCGCCGATGTGGTCGGCGGCGGCTTCACGGTGGTGACCGCGGCGCCGGCCAGCGAGCGCATCGCCACCGCCGCAATCAACGTTGAGCGCTACCTGCGGGTGGTGACCACCGGCACGTTCTCGAGCTGCATGTTCGCCGTGACCGCCACCCGCAACCCGGTGGCGGTGGTGTTCTGATGTTGTTCGACCAGCCGATCCGTTGTCGATGGTGTCAAACGGCGCGCGGTTGGGTCTATGTCGCCAGTCGGCTCGAGGGGGACTGGGCCATTCTGTTCTGTCCGCGGTGCGACTGGGCTGGAGGCGACCATGGTCCGCCGGCCGAACTGGTGCAAGGCATCCGGGATTGGAATCAGGGGCCATGACATTTTTCCGCGATATGCCGTGGTGGTTCCGGTGGATCCTTTTCCCGGCCTGCGTACTGGTGTCAGCCGGAACCGAGCTGGTCTCCTGCTCTGGTAGGACGTGAGTCATGCAGACCATTTGGACGCCGCAGGGTCAGCGCATCGCGCCTTCCCTGCCTGCCGGTGCCATGAAGACGTACGGTATTGCGGCGCCGCGCTCGACGCACTGGCGGCCGGCCACCTGTGCCGAGGTGGAGTGTCTGGCCTGGCGCAGGGGTTGGCGCACGATTATCAACGTGCGTACCGAGTTCGGCGCGCGGCAGGCGTACTACATCCGTATGCACTCCGGTCGGGCCTTCACCGCCAGCGAGCCGGACGCAGAGGGTATGGTGACGTTCGTCTTTCCGGCCGGACAGACGTGCTTCACCGAGCACCCGAAACGGTTGGAGCGTGAGGAGATCTACGTTGTACGGGATGGTGACTGGCGCGGCAACCCACGCGGCACGACCGCCGTGCGCCACAAGCGCGCCGCGGACTGGGTGGATGACTTCGCCAACCATCAGGATCGGCTGGCCACGAGATTGGGACAGGGATAGGTAATGGGTAAGGCGATCGCGTCATTTGGTTCGGCGCCGATGCTGGAGGCGCTGACGGCGCTCGGCATCGGAGAGCTGAACAATGTTCATCGGGTGGTGATCGACGTCACGTCCGGTGAGCCGGTCAAGTTGTATGTCGAGCATTACGGCGACGAAAAGGTGATCGGCGTATTTGGAGCGCTGACCACCGTGGAAGTTGAAAGAGGGTAGAGCATGGCAAAAGAGACCGGTCTCGGGTGGACGACGTTCAGCGTGGATGATGCGGGCGGCACGCTGCGCGCCATCATCAATGACGTGACGTCGCTTCAGTTCAGTACACCGCGTGGCGTGCAGGATGTCACCGGCCTGAACAAAAGCGCCATGGAGCGGTTGCTGCTGCTGGCAGACTTCAGCGTCACGCCGGCCTTTGTGTTCAACGACGCGGCATCGGTGAGCGCACATGCCGTCTGGTCAACGGTGCCGAGCACCAGCGTTGCGCGTACGACCACGATCGTGGTCTCCGGCGACACGCTGACAAACGAGGTGCTGTATACCGACTACCAGCTCAACCGGGCCAACTCGGGGGAGCTGACCGGTACGGCGCCGGGCGTGCTGGCGGACGGCACCGTACCGACCTGGACATAGGAGAGAGATCAGGATGGGTGACCCCAGAGCAGATCTGGCTGAGCAGGTCAGCGCGCTGTCAATGCAGAACGACGCGCTGATCGCCGAACTGACGAAACAGGGTGCCAGGGTGGACCCCTCGAGCATCATCGGTCTACGGCTGAACACGCTGCTCGACCGCATGGTGGGCCTGCCTGGCACCGAGACGCGCCTACGGTACGAGTTGGCGGTTCAGGAGACCATCGCCGAGCAACTGGCCGTCCTGCGCGAGCAGGTGAGCGCAGCAGCCGCGCGGGCGATCCTGCTCGCGCCTCCGAACGGCGCGGTGGCCAATAAGCTGATCACCGGAAAGGGCTGACCGTGGGGTTCAAGGTGCCGACCAAACGGTTGGTGTTCGATGATCCGGAACTGGCCGGACTGGAGATCTACACCAGGGGGGTGAAGATCGGTCAGATGCGTCAGATTGCCTCGCTGGCCGACTTCGGCGAGAACATGCCCAGTGACGAGGATCTGGCGCCGGTATTCCGGGCACTGGCCGGCGCCATCCACTCCTGGAATCTCGACGATGACGACGGGGATCCGATCACGCCGAGCGTGGCGGCTGTAGCTGATCTCCCGTTTGAGATGATCATGCACATCATGAATGCGCTCATGGCCACCATCTCGGTGGCGCCCCCTTTGCAACAGCCATCACCAGATGGCAGTGCGTCCCTGGCGGCATCGATTCCGATGGAAGTGTTGTCCGAAAGCCTGTCGAGCTGACATGGGCAGAGACGGTGCTCGGACTGTGTGAACGGTTCGGGTGCCTTCCCTCTCAACTGGAACGGGAGAGCGCAGATCTGCTGCGTCTGCTGCGCATTGAACAACTGGCGCATCCGGAGCGGGATGCGTTGCCGGATGGCTTCGGTGAGGGGTGGTGACGTAGATGGCCAACGAGGTTGAGATTCTGGTCACCGCCCGCAACAAAGCGAAGCTGATCTTCGCCGAGATTCGCGCCGACACGAAGCGATTTGCTGACGATGCCGTGGCCGGCTTCCGCCGGATCGGCACCGAGGCCGGTCAGATGTCGCACAGCGTTGAGGCTGCCGCGAGGAGAGCGGCCGCCGGCCTTAAGGCTGTCGGAGTGCAGGCCGACAGGACCGGTGACGAACTGGCACGTTCGTCGGTCCGTGGTAGCTCAGTCCTGAATCGTGGTTTCGAGACGATCGGCAGGAGCATCGGTGCCGTTGTCCTGCGCCTGAAGGATCTGGCCATCACCGCCGGATTGGCATTTGTCGCGGCGACCGGCGCGGCCGGCCTGTTCGGTATCAAAATGGCGGCAGCCAACGAAACCGCCATGGTGAGTTTTGAGCTGCTACTCGGTTCGGTGAGCAAGGCTCAGTCATTCCTGGCGAAGTTGCAGGCGTTCTCTGCGGCGACACCGTTCGAGATGCCCACCCTGAAGGACGCAGCCTCGCGCCTGCTGGCGGTCGGCGTGAATGCTGACCGGATCATTCCGATCATGACCAGGCTCGGCGACGCGACGTCGGGCATGGGGACCGGCGCCGAGGGCATCGCACGCGCGGTGTACGCACTTCAGCAGATGAGCCAGGCCGGCAAGGTATCGCTGGAAGATATCAACCAGCTTACCGACGCTGGCATACCCGCGCTCGATGCGCTCTCCTCCAAGCTCGGCATGACGGTGGCTAAGCTACGTGATGAGATCAGCGCCGGCAGGATCAAGCCGGAAATGCTGTTCTCTGCGATTGAGCAGGGGGCCGGCGCCACCTTCAAGCGGCTCAACGGCATGATGGTCAAACAGAGCGCCACCCTGTCCGGCATCTGGTCGACCTTCAAGGACAATGCCAGCCAGTCGCTGGCAAAGTTCACCGAACCGGCGATGCCGGCGCTGAAACGACTGGTCAGCTTCAGCGCCGATGTGATACCGAAGATGCTGGGCGGCATCCAGAACTTCGGCAGGATGCTCGGCGAGACGTTCAAGAACAGTACGGTGCCTGAGCACCTGATGAAGGCCCTCCAGAAGATGGGCCATGAGATCATACCGGTGGCACGCGATGCGCTCCACAGCATGGCCAAGACATTACGTGACAACAAAGAGGGCCTGGAAAAGCTGGGTCACTTCATCGCCAACAATGTGATTCCGGTGATCGGCTTTCTGATCAAGTATGGTCTGGGCAGCCTGGCGGTCGCATTCAATGTCGTGGTTACGGTCATCTCCCACCTGGTGGATGCGTTCAACCTCTGGCGCGCCATGACCTTCACCACGATCAAGTTCATTGTTGACACGATCCGGAACGGACTCGGCATCATCGTGCACGGTGCTGCCGCCGCATTCGGTTGGATACCCGGTCTGGGACCGAAACTCAAAGATGCCGCAAGCGAGTTCGACAAGTTTTTCCTGAAAGTCGACAATGAACTTGACCGGTTGGCCGGCAAAAAGGTGGACGTTCGCGTACAGGCCAGTTACACCGGGCCGGCGGCACGCGCGTTCACGAGTCGGACCAACATCAGGGCAATGGCCAGCGGTGGCATCGGCGGTGGCCTGACGCTGGTGGGCGAGCGCGCCGCGGAGCTGGTGGATCTGCCCCAGGGCAGCAGGGTGCGCTCTGGCGCTGACACGCAACGGATCCTGGCGGGCATGGCGGCCGGCGGCGGGCAGGGCGGGGCAGAAGGGCGCTTTGAGGCGGCCGCCGTACCCCGGACCGGAGATCGCCTCATGGATGAGATTATTCGCAGCCTGCGCCTACGGATCCGGCACGTGACCAACGGATCCGCCGAACGATTCTTCGCCAGAGCGTAGGGGAGGGCGCGTGGCATTCCCCCAGACCCCGCTGGCGATCGTCGTCAAGCTGCGCATCGCAGGGGTGCTGACCACCATCACGTCGGATGTGATGGGTCTGGAGCTGGGCAACGCCATCAGCGTTACCGGATACGGCGCGACCGATGAGCGTTCGCAGACCGATCCTGCCGTCATCGCATTTGATCTGAAGAACTGGGCCGATGCCGCGGTGTCCCGTGTGGCCGGACAGTACACAAACGACAACCCGCGCTCGCCCTACTACGGTCAGCTTGGAATGAATACCGAGTATCAAATACTGGTGGACTCGGTGATCAGGTATACCGGGCGAATCTACTCCTGGACTCCCGGTGTGGATGAGACCGGTCGGTTTATGATCATGAAGGTACGCGCCGGGCTGGCGAAGACATTCTTGACACAGGGTGCGGCGACGATCCTGTCACCCATTCACCGTTCCACACTCCGCGGTGGTACCACCGCTCCGGCGCCGCTGGCGTACTGGCCGATGGAGGATCCGGCCGGTTCCACGCTCATCACCTCGGCGTTTCCGACCGGTACCGCCATCCTGCCGACCGGCCCGGTGGTGTTCGCCGCAGACTCCGATCTGCCGGGGAGCGCACCCCTGCCCCTGCCAAATGATGGCGTGATGATCCGTGCCAAGGTGCCCCGGTTCGCCACCACGTGGTCAGCTTCGACCATTGGATGGTCGTTCGCGTGGGTGATGAAGATCTCGGACCTGCCCGCCAGCACACAGATCATCGCGCGCTGGCATTCCGATACCGGTCCGATCCGACGCGGAGAGGTGTCGCTGAGCAGCGCCGGCACGGTGTCGGTCAAGGGGTACAACAGTTCGGGCACGCTGGTGCTCATTGACACGCCGACGAATATCGGAATCCTGAATAATGAGTTCGTTGGCAAATGGGCAGCCTGGTCATTGATCGCCCAACCGATCGGCGCCGACACGTTTGTCTCGGTCAGCCGGGCCAGGATGGACCACCCGCCGCTTCCGGGGCAGAGCTCGGGAAGTGTGACGGTCAGTACCTTCGCCTCACTGACCGGCGCCTTTCCGGATCAGCCGGCTGTCATTGAGCTGATCACCAGTGTCTCGGGTACCGGATTCGGCCACCTGGCGGTATGGCCGGAGAGCTTCGATTTTCTGGACACTGACGCCGCGTTCGGTTGGCTTGGTGAGAATGCCGCACAGCGCATGACCAGGGTCTGTGCGGAAGAAGGAATACCGCTCAACCTGATCTGCATGGACGGCAGCGTAGATTTCAGTAATCCGATCGATGTAGCGCTCGGTGCGCAGCGCCGGGGCACCGTGCTCGACGTGTTGCACGAGGTGGCCGAGGCAGACGGCGGAATCCTGTTCGAGACGCGTGACGTGCTCGACGGCCTGACCTACATCGCCAGGGAGCGGCTGTACGATCAGGCGCCGGTACTCGCACTGAACTATTCGCTCGGCCATATCAGCGATCCGTTTGAACCGACCTTTGACAACCAGTCGATCGAGAACACCGTGACGGTGACCGGTGTCGGCGGTGGCGGTGCGACGCTCGGGGCCGGCGCCACGGCGAGACTGGAGACCGGCGCGCTGTCGATCCAGGCACCTCCGAACGGGGTCGGAGTGTACGACCGGGGAGGGCGCACCCTCAGCCTGTACGACGACAGCGAGTTCATTCTCCTCGCGCGCTGGTTACTCGGCCTGGGTACCGCCGATCAGCGGTTGCGGGTGCCGTCCCTAACGGTCCAACTGCAACGCCAGCCGTGGGCTACCGATGCGGTGTTGAGTGCATCGGCGGTTGCGCTGGACGTCGGTTCAGCTATCACGCTGGACGGTCTGCTGACCGCCCGGCCGGACCTCCCCCCGGACCTCGCCGCGTTGCAGATTCGCGGCTATACCGAGGTGCTTTCGCAGTATCAGCGTGACCTGACATTCAACGTGGTCCCCGGCTGGCCATGGGAAGTGTGGCAGATGGAAACCAGCGGTTCAACGCTGGTCGCAGGGGTCAACTCCAGCGCGACCAGTCTCAAAGTGGCGACGTCGAGCGGTCCGGAGTGGAACAGGTTCATCACTCCGTACCACATTCAGATCGACGGCGAGGCGCTGACCGTCACCGCCGTCAGCCTGGATACGCCGACCGTCATTGCGTCAGGCACGGTGGCACATGGCAACAATGCGTCTGTGGTGCCAGGCATGCCAGCCGGCATGACGCCTGACGTCGGTCAGCTTCTCCTGTTGTTCGCGGCCATTCGGAACGCGGGCGCCGGGGTGCCCAACACGCCGACCGGCTATACGCGCCTGCCCATCTTCACCGCAAGCGACAATGCGCAAGTCTTTGCGCGGTACTACGTGACGGGTGACACGGCACCTACGGTCGGCTTCACGGGTGGCGTGGCCAACGCCGACACGTCGGCGCGGATCATGGGCTGGTCGGGACTGAGCATGGAGCTTGACAACTCCGTCGCGCAGTTGAACGGCTCTGCCCAGAACATCGCATACCCCTACCTGCGGGTGCGCAGGGAGAACAATGTCACATTCTATTTCAGTTGGAAACAGGATGATTGGACCAATGCCAGCGGGCCGAAAACAGAGGTGTTCGACAATCCCACGGCACTCGGTGATGACCAGGGCATCGCACTGGACCGTGATATCCAGACCTCTCCGGTGGACGCACTCCCGGGTGCAATCGTGATAACCGGCGGAGTGTCCGCGATCAGTCTGGGTTCGGTGTTCGCGCTCCGGCCGTTGCAGACCCTGACCGTCACCCGGTCGGTCAACGGCATCGTCAAGAGTCTGGCGGCTGCCAAGCCGGTCAAGGGGTGGAGACTGGGGGTGACCGCACTGTGAGCTGGACCAACAGGCCGAGTCTCGGTCCGGGTTCGTATCCGCGCGGGCAGCAGATGGAAGAAATGCTGGACACGATCCAGGATCGTGACGTCATCGCCTACGGCAACCGGGGGTCGAACTCATCCGGGTTCACCGCCGAGGCCGGAGTCATGCGCCTGGACAACATTCCGATTCGGAACGGTCGTAGGTATCTGATCATGGCGCCTCCGATCCACATCTTCTCAACCGTGGCGAATGATGACGTCGGCGCCAGCCTGCACTACACCACGGACGGGACGGCCGCCACCACCTCGTCAACGACCCTGCACACCGATATCAGTAAGGTCTCCGGCGCCTCGGTCGACCGGGGCGGCACGGTGGCACCGTTCGGTATACTCACCGGACCGGCCGACGCCGTGCTGTCCGTTCTGCTCAGTGCGCTGCGGGTGAACGGTGGTGGCACGTGCAACCTGTTGGCATCCATGAGCGTTCTCGTTATCGCCTACGGCGATGCGGTGTCGGACACGGGAGTTGACCTGTGAGCGAGATTGAGATCACCACCGCCGAGGCGTTGCGGGACGCGGTTGACAGGGGCGCCATCATCCGTACCGTTCCGCTGGCGAACGACAGGTTCGGCGCCGCTTTGCCCACCACGACCGGCCGCGCACTCGCACATACGCCGGAGCGGGGCGCACTCCTGCTGCACGGCGCGCGGCGGGCTGGTACGACCGAGAGTGAGCCCATTCAAGACTGGTGGGAGGTGGATCTGAGCGCGGTCAGGCTGTATGAAATCACCGATTAGGGGATGGGTATCCGATGAAACAAATTGTCAAGGCAACGGTGATCGCGCTCTCCTGCCTCGCGCTGTCATCCGCCCTGGTGTCCGGCGCCGGCACGCCCGCGCGCGCGGAGCCGATGCCGGCCGGCGTGGTGGTGGCCATGGCCGGCGACTCGATCACTGATGGCCACTACGAGGTGGCCGGCAACCCGTACGCCTGGTGGCGGGATGGGTACGTGGTACGCAGCTTCGCCAGGATCTGCGGCATGTACTGCGGCTCGCAGGTGGTCAAGTACGCGCACGGCGGTGGCTGCCTGGCGGCGACCGACTGTGCCGGACCGCCGGCCACCACGTGGTTCGTCTCCGAGGTGCTGAAGGGTACGCCCCGGCCGACCACGGTCATTCTGGAGCTCGGCTGGAACGACCTGGGGCGGATCAGCGACGCGACGTTCACCGCGGCGGTGGTCCAGCTCCGGAGCGCGGCGTTCGCGTACGGCGTGGCGCTGATCATGGGTACGGTCAATCCGTCGTGCCACACCCGGCCGGCCTGGGCCGCGTTCGAGCCTCAACGGAACCGCTGGAACCGCTGGATCCGGGACAACTTCGGAGCGGACACCGTGGACTTCGACGCCATGCTGCGGGTGGGGGATGGCTCGCTGAACCCGGCCTACGCCATGGACGGCTGCAAGTCGGGTACCGACTTCGTGCACCCCGGGCCCCTCGGCGCGGTGCGGATGGCGGACATGCTGCCGTTGGCCCGGATCCGGTAGGGGGAGAGCGCCATGGCGGTGCGCGCCACCACCGAGCATCAGCGGTTTGTCGCCGAACTGCTGGCGCTGGAACCCGGTACCGAGAACAGCGGTATTGCGGGCGACAAGCCCGGCTATCACAACTCACGTGAGAACCTGATCGCCGAGGGTCTGACCAACGACTACTCGATCCGGTCGGCGGTCGACAAGCTGGGCGCCGGCTGGGCCGGCGCGGCGAACGACTGGACGTTCCATGACGCACAGCGCGGCGATTATTCAACGATCATGAAGTACATGGTTCGGATCCGCGATGCGTTCAACCGACGCGATCCACGGCTGACCGGCTGGCGCGAGGTGCTGGGACAGGCTGATCCGGACGCGACGGCCGAGGGATACGATTTCGTCGGATGGTATACGCGGACACCCGACGACTCGCATCTCTGGCACATTCATTTCAGCATTCAGCGTGCGTATACACAGGAATGGTCCACGTTTGCGGCGATGCTGAGTATTCTCCGCGGCGAACCGCTGGAACTCTGGCTTCATGGGATGGTGGCTGGCATGATTACGAATCTGGATGATCTGGCGAAGGTTGTCACCACGGGCGCGCTGGTGAGTCGACCGCTCAACGAGAAGTCGACCGACGCGACGGAGCGGGACCTGTTCTTTCACCTGGTGAAGATGGGCAACACCGCGGCCGGCATCCGGGCCGCGCTGGACAGGGTACCGACCGCGGTGGTCGAGGCGCTGAAGCCGGTGATCGCTGCCGAGGTGGCACGCGCGCTCGGTCAGCTCGACTACGCGCGGCTGGCCGCCGAGGTGGCCACGCACCTCCAGGCGCCCACGGTCGGACCGCTGGTCCTGTCCGTGTCCGGCACGCTGTCCGGTACGGCCAGTCCAAGCTGAGCCGATCGGCCATGCCGGAACTCCCCGAAGCCGCGTATGACCGTGGTCACCTCGCCGGAGAGATCGCCGCGCGGCTGGACGGTCACGACAAGCATTTCACGGATATCAACGGTCAGATTAAGCGTCTGATTACCGAGGTGCATGATCTGGTGCTGGCCGTACAGCGCCTCGCCGATCAGGGCATAGCCGACGCGAAAACCCGGGTCTCCACCGCCGAAGCGGTGGAGAAGGCCAGGATGGAGGCGGCCGCGACGCTGGAGACCGAACGGGTGATCCGTCGCGACCGGTCCGAATCCGCCTGGTCTCCGGTAGCAAAGGTGATCGCCGTGGTCGGCGTGGTACTCGGGGCCATCACGACCATGATCGGGCTGATCATCGGTATCAAGGCACTCGTGGGTCGATGATCGACCGGCCGCCACGCCCGTTTCCCGCGGAGCCCATCGTGGCCGGTCGGCAACAGCCGCATGAGATCCTGTTGATCCTGCTGTCGGCGGTGCTCGGCGCAGCGTACCTGATCGGTGCGCCTCCCCCTTCCTCCGTGGTGGCGCTGATCTCGCCGTGGCTGGTGCACTTCTGGGCGGGTGGGCTGGCGCTGGGCGGACTGCTGGGCATGGCGGCGATCGGCGGGCGGCCGGCGCTTCAGCCTGCGCATCGAGCAACTGTCACTGCTGAACACCGCGGCGGCACTGTGCGTCGCCGCATCGACCATCGCACAGGTATCCGGCGGTCGTGGATTCTTCGGGGTTGGATTTTCCCTGAGCTGGGCTATGGCAAACGTGGCCCGATCATGGATCATTCAGACAGACCTCCGAAGAATCGTGGGACCAGGTGCCTGATTTCAGCATTGTCAACCTGCTCATGACACTTGCAATTGCAGTTCTGGGCGGTGGTAGCGCGGCGAAGTTGATCAATATTGCCGCGAATCGTGGCACCCGCCGCGCCGACGTGGCCACCGTGCTCAGTACCTCCATGCTGAAGTGGGCGCAGGAGACCGCCGACGATGCGGCGGCCGCCCGGCGCTCGGCCGCCGTCGCCCACGAGCAGATGGACGCGCTGCATGCGGAGCTGCGCCAACTGCGCGCCGAGGTGGAAATGCTCGCGTGGCTGATGCGCTCGATCAAACGGTTGGCCTACAGTCCGGCCGGGACGATCGAAAGTATCCGCCAATTGCTGGAACGGACTCCGTACGATCCACAGAACAATGACGACAGAGAGGCCAGGCGGGAATGAAACCAGCGTTATCGACAAAATGGAAGGTGTGGACCTCGGTATTTCTGGCGATCAGCGCGGCCGCACTCGGCATGGAGATCTACGGATTTGTCGACACGAGTGACGACACACCACCCTGGACTGATCTCATCTCGCAGTACGTTCCGGAGCCGGTCACCATGGGGGTACTCGCCGTTCTGGCACTCTGGATCTTCCCGCACTTCTGGCTGGCGTACCGGCGGGTGCGTCAGGCGCACGCGCGCGCCAGCGGTGCTCCGGTGCCGACCACCACGGCAGGCGTGCTCAGTCTGGCCGGTCGCTGGCTCGAGCTCGACGCGTTGAACCGCGCCTGGCGCACGTTCCTTCAGACTGCGGTGGCGGCCGGCGCGGCCGGCGCGCTCGACGCCGCAGGGCAGGCGGTCAGTAAGGCGCTCACGGACAAGCTCGGCGGTGGCGTGGTCGACTGGAGGCAGGTAGGCGCGGTGGCCGCCAGCGGCGCGCTGACGGCGTTCCTGGCGCCCATCGCGGCATACCTTCACCGCGCCAAGCTCGACCCGTCGAGCATCCCCTCAGGGGTCCCGCCGGTTCAGGTTCCGGCGCATGACGCGTGAGGAGCATCTGCGGGTGATCTACGTGACCGGTACGAGGGTGGTCGGCAAGCACTCGGTGCTGGTGATGTTGTGCGCCGGTCCCGACTGCGGCGGCGCTCAAATGTTGACCAGACCCAACGCCGCAGACGTCCTGACGGAGGCGAACGCGCACATCGACAGGATGGCCGCCCTGAGCGCCGAGCACTGAAGCCGGCGCCGGATACGACGAAACCGCCCTCTCCGGACCAACGGGAGAGGGGCGGTTCACGAGTTCTGGAATCCGGTTCGAGGTTACCAGGTTCGGCCACGCACACAGCAACGGGCAGGGCCCCCACGCCTGACCGGAGCGTGGGGGCCCTGCCGTGATCGTTCGGAGTGGCGCGCATCCTGTACCGGCCGCCGCGGGTGACTTCACCTCTTGCGAGCGTTGATCGCTGGTTGAGCTGTCAGGCTACCAGGGCGGCGCCAGAGGGCGGTCCGGCGGCGCGGCGGCCGTGGTCGGCGGCAGGCTGGCCAGTACCTGTGCGCGCTGTTCGTCGCTCAGGCCGGCCCAGACCTCGGCCGGCCAGCCGGCCGGCGGTCCAGCGGGCGCCTGCGACGCCGGAGCGGGCGCCTGCGGTTGGGCGGGACCGGTGTACCCGGCCGGCCACTGGTACCCGGCGGGCTGGATCGGCGGGGCGTACATCTGTGCCGCGCCGGAGAACAGCGGGACCGGCGCCGGAGAAGTGAACTGGCCGGACTGGATCGCGAACCAGATGTTTTGGGCCTGCTGGCGCTTGGCAGGGTCGTCCACCTTCACCAGGTTGAACGGCTTCATGCCGACATCGGACCGGATGACCGTACCGAGCACGATGCCCCGGCCGACCTGGTCCCGGAGCGCGTTCACGATGTTCGAGTTGCCGGCCATCGTGTTGCGGAAGTACGCCGGCGTGTCGCAGCGGTGGGTGTTCGGCGTGCCCTTCTGTTGGTCGCTGCCGAACTCGATCGGCCCGCCGTCGCAGACCACCAGATCGAAGTAGGCGGTCGGGCGCGGCTTGTTGCTTGGGTCGAGGCTGGTCTCATCGATGCGCGTCGGCACCATGATGACCGTCCGGCCCTGAAGGTCGCGAATCTTCGGCGCCAGGCCGGCGAAGTTGCGCGGATCGGCGAACGGGTCGGCGCCGGCCGGCGCGCCGTTCTGCACAGGTTGTGGATAACTCGGTCGCTCCGGACCGGGAACCGGCGCCGGAGGCGGGATGAACTGAGCAGGCGGAATGCCGTACGGTTGCTGCTGCGGGTAGGTCACTGACGTTGCTCGCTTTCTGCTGTCGCGATTGCCGCGTTGGCACGTGCGATTGCGTTTCGGATGTTCTGCGCGATCGTCCGGGGACTCGAACCCCGGTCCCCCTACTCCCTATGCGCCTCCCGCCGGAGGTCAGTCGGTTTCGGATGCTCCCGTACACCAACGATCGGATGCCTCAACTCCGGGCGCGACCCCATTGTTGATATTTCCGTGGACACCGAGAGAATCGAACTCTCGCGATCGCGTTGACAAACGGGGTGGAGTCGATGTCGGTTGCGATCGTTCACCAGAGTATCCGGGGTGAGCGCGGGAAGCCGGTGCGATCCGGAGGCCGGCGTCCGGTGGGGGGTGCATCGGCCGCGCTTCCCGCGCTCACGTCTATGGAGTTTGAATCGGTCAGCGCTCGCGAAGCGTCCAGCCGGACGCGGCGCACGCCAGCTCGGCGAGTTCGCGCTTCTCGGCCGGGGTCAGCGCTTGCAGTTCGTCACGCCAGATGTTCAGCGGACGCTTGCCGTCGCCCTCGTTGAAATATCCGGTCAGTGCGGCGACAGTCGTCTTGTCCATGTCGGGTCCACCCTTCGTTGTATCGGTCAAGCAGGCGGGGCGCTGAGGTCTCTCCGTAATTACGTTGTCCGGACAACGTCACGGTCTCATGACGTAGCGCCCCGCTCTACTCGTCGCAAGATGGCCATGTGCAACTGCCTGGATCGGCCACCAGATCCAGCCCTCGTTCAATCATTCCGCGCGACCTGTGATGCCGTCGACCGGCCGGCCGGATCCATTGAACCTGGGAATCTTGTTGAGGATGGCCATGTGCAGCACCGGATCGGCCATCAGATCCACAGGTCGCCCGAGTCGAAAGACCTGACGTGTCCGTGCCGGGAGTCGCACCCGGAGGCAGACCCCAACCCGCCGCGAAACGGAGAGATCTTCCCCTGCGCCCTGTCCTTCTCTGTCGCCGATCAGGGGGCCGTCCGGCGACTGGACCACGGAACCAGCAGTAACGCTGCCAATCGGTTGCAGTTGGTTAGCCCGCTTGCAACTCTGAGCGCGCCATGTTTGTAAGAGGATCGGCGCCAACCTCGTGGACGGTGGGAGGCTCGCACACCCCTGCTGGCTGTCTGCGACCGTCCGGCGGGCCGCACCCGCCGAGCGATCGTGATCCGTCCGTCCCGCCATGTGCTGAACCCTAGTGGTCCGTCACTGGCTTGTCAAGTGCTTCAAGGTACTGCCGGCCGGCTTCGGTTGGGTGCCAGTACCGGCGCGCGCCGTCGAACCCGGGCGCGCGTCTGATCAACCCCCTGTTGATCAGAATATCGACCGCCGCGTTGACCCGATGTATCGTGCCGTTCTCCAGAAAGAGATCATTCCGCACACCACGGTACACGTTTCCGGCTGCCGCTCCGCGCAGTACGGTGACTTGCCTGACGGTCAGGGGCCTATAGGCGCTCACCGCAATACCTCCATTCAGAGATTCTTCAGTTCATGGCGGTGGCGGACCATCGCCACCAGGGTCAACAGGCCGGCGTAGGGCAGGCTGGACGGACAGGAACCCCCGACACGTCCGTCCGTCGCCCGCCAGCCGCGCCGGGTCTGCTCGATCATGATGCGTAGCTTTCGCTTGCTGAAGCGCGATCTCATCAGAACGGCACCTCGATCTGCGGTCGCTGGGCGGTGGCGATCAGCGCGAACGGATCGGCGCGCTGGATCCGCGGCGCCGGTTGGCTGGCCGTCCAGCGCTCCACCAGCGCGGCACGCTCCGCCCGCTCTCTGTCGGTCTCCAGCAGCTCCGCGGCGCGGTCCAGTGCGCGCAGCTCGAGCGCCGTGCGCTGGTCGGTGATGTTGCGCCGACCCAGCAGGATCCGGCGCCGGTCGTCCACCAGGCGCCGGATCTCGGTGAAGTTGCGTTCGGTCGGCGTGTCCTGCCGCC